TTCGACGGCAAGCGTATCGAACAGCTCGACCGCAAAGGCATGGTGAACAACAAGTTCAACGCCTTCATCATGCAGAAACTCGAAGCAGCCGGCGTGCCGACTCAATTCGACAAACTGCTGGGCGACAACGAATGCCTGGTGAAAAAACTCGACATGATCCCGGTCGAATGCGTTGTGCGTAACTACGCCGCCGGCAGCCTGGTCAAGCGCCTGGGTGTTGAAGAGGGCATGAAGCTCAACCCTTACACCTTCGAACTGTTCCTGAAGGACGACGCCAAGGGCGACCCGTTCATCAACGAATCCCACGTCGTGGCATTCGGTTGGGGCACCGCCGAGCAACTGGTTCGCATGAAAGAACTGTCGCTCAAGGTCAACGAAGTACTGAGCAAACTGTTCGACGACGCCGGCCTGCTGCTGGTCGACTTCAAACTCGAATTTGGCGTGTTCTCCGACGGCTCCATCGTTCTGGGCGACGAATTCAGCCCGGACGGCTGCCGTCTGTGGGACAAGGCCACTAAGAAGAAAATGGACAAGGACCGCTTCCGTCAGGGCCTCGGTGATGTCATCGAAGCCTACGAAGAAGTCGCCAACCGTCTGGGCGTACCGCTTTAATCGACGCAAGCATCTGATAGCACGGAAAAAAATCGCTAAAGGGGGTTCGCTTCCGGCGATTGTGCTGTTATGATGCGCGCCGTTGGAGAGATGCCAGAGTGGCCGAATGGGACGGATTCGAAATCCGTTGTACCTTCACCGGTACCTAGGGTTCGAATCCCTATCTCTCCGCCATTATTGAATAAGACTAAGCCCCTGTAATCGTTGAAGATTACAGGGGCTTTTTCGTTTCGTAGATTTTGTATAGGGCATTTTTAGGGCAAAAAATGATTGTGTGAGACCGCCCTAGGCCGCTGCCTCGTCAATTGCTCTAATGGCACCTGCACCACTTTCGCAGCTTTGATCGACGGATAATTGGCGGTAGTCGATCAAGGTTAGTTTTCCGAATTTAGGCGCGGCATTCTCCAACCTCTTTTGTGCCTATTAGTGATGTTGGCGTGTATTTTGCCTTGAATAAAAATTGTGTGGCTGTTCCATTTGTCTGATGCGCAACGAAAAAAAACTACTACGCTCCGTGTGTGTCAAACTACATAGCTACGTCATGTACCAGCATTTTTTTCAAGGACAGGAGAGTCACATGAAGTTCCACGACATTTTGTCAGCGCGCTTGCCAGAAATAGGCGAGTCGGTGAAAGAGTGTGTCAATTTGGGAGAATGGTTGCTTTTCAAAACTGAAGCCTCGGGTGACCATCCTGAAGCCGCGTTCTATCTCAAGACTGGTACTTCCATTTTTGAGCTGGATGACAACGGTAGGTTGCTGCATGAGGTTTCGCAAGACGCCGAAAAGCTCGAGATAGACGAATTGTTCTACTTCGCGGACGTTTGTAAGCCGACTTCGCTGAGTAACACCCGCATTTAAGATGATGGAAGCGGCAGCACAGGGATGCCTACATAAATGAGCTTGATTGGTGGGAGCACGAAGTGGGTGTTGTTTCTATCCGCGCATGCGGACGCTGAGCCCCGCCACATTGTCGATCTTGCATATGGTGTTCTTTGTTTTGAGCGCGCTGGTGTCAGCATCACGGACATTGCAATCTATATCGACGGAGCAGACCGAGTCTCCATCGAAAACTTCATCAAAATCGGAACAAATTCTTCATTCGTCGTGAAGGAATCGAAGGATTTTTTTGTCGATCAAGCCAGCAACGTTCACGAGAATGTTGTCATGTTTGTTACGGGGCATGGCGGTCCCGACGGGATTGACGCAGCAACGCCGATCACGCCGTACGTTTTGTTAAATTGCTTGAAATCGTCGCCAAAGCTTAAAACCGCAGTGGTTTATCTCGGTCAATGCTATGCAGGGATTTTCAACTATATTGGGGCAGGGAGTAAGCAGCTAGGTAACGGTAACGTCGATCCTGACGTGATTTTTATCGGTGCGACCAACCTTCATGAGAGCCTCAGTTCGTCGACGACGGAGACTTTTTTGTCTGGCTCCTTTTCTTGGCCGGCGAACCTTTTCCTACTATTTGCATTCAAGTGGTTTTCGAATCCTGTTGACGTCGATGGCGACGGTAAATTTACGATTACAGATTCTTACAAATATGCTGGCGTCTATTCGAATGCAGCAAATAAGAACCAAAAGGCAGCGAGCTTAGCAAAATCTGTAGACCTGCAAGCGGCATGGGTCGCTGCAAGGAATGCCAACCAGGTGAATCCGTCTCCTGCAGCTAAGCTTACAGAAGACGCTGAATTCACTCGTTATGCATCGCAACTTTCGCTCCTCTACGTTCATCAGGAGTGTTGGATTCTCAATGCTATACCTTCACAGCGTATCGAAGTGTAGCGAACTGACCGTAGGTGCGATCTCTCACATCCACTTTATCCTTGCAGCACACTGCGAGGACGAATGGAGAGATCAGCAGTCCGAACAAAGTTGTCCAAGCTTTCAGTGACTACCTCGCCTCTCGGACTTGGCGTTCTCTATTTGTTTCTAAAACCAAGCATTCTCGACACGATACCCGCCATGCTCTTGGTGTCCTTCGGTATCCATCTTCCGTAATGCTTTCTCACCATCGTTGTGTCGGCATGTCCAAGCTGCCTAGCCACCCATTCGACCGGTACATAGCTCGATAGCATCTGGCTAGCGAAGGTATGGCGACATTGATTGGCACCTCGGTGGCGGACTTCCGCCTTTTTTAGATGCGCTGTGAACCAGTTGCTCAACGTTTTCCCACTCCAGAGCAAACCACTGGTCGAGCTGCGGAAAAGAAACCTGACCTTCATTTTCTTCGACGAGATGTTGTCTCGCTGGATAACGGTGATCTCTTCCGGGGCCGCCTCCTTAGCTGCTGCAACAATCTCTCGCATCAATTCAAGTGCAGGGTCTATCAGCTCGATCACTCTTATTCTGGAGCGTTCTTTCGGGACCTTGAATTCGCCCACGACCAGCGCACGACGGACCTGTACCAGGCCGGCATCAAGATCGATGTCCTCGACAGCGAGTGCGATGAGTTCGGATAGTGATAGTCCAGCCCAGCAGTTGAACTCAATCATCCTGGTATCAGGTCGTCGGTCCGGATCCGCTTTGCCGATCAAATCAATCTCTGTGCGACTGAAGGGGTCGGCGTGTTCAAGGTCAACGTCCGAGCCGACGTTGCTGATTCGATCCAGTGGGTTGGCTTTCAAGATGCCGTCGCCGAAGGCGTCAGCCCAGACGCCTCGGACGACGGTGAAGATGTCGTTTACTGTCTTTGGGGATAGGCCTTGCTTCAGCAGTTGCGCTTGAAACAGTTCGATATCGCTCTTGCTGATGTCAACGATTCGGCGTTTGCCAAACTTGTTTTCGACGTGCTTGGCCTTGCTAGCATAGTTAACGACGGTGCTTGAAGCTTTGAGTGCGCGCTGAACCTCCAGCCATCGATCGATTCCTTCCTTCACGGTGCGCTTGAGAGAAGGTCCTCCGGTACCGGTGAACATTGCTGCCCTGGGAGAGTTGGGAAAGTGGGCCGCATAGTCGAAGCGGCCCTCTTTGATCTCTGCAAGGATTGTGCGTCGCTTGTTGTCGGCGTAGGCAATCGCAGCTTTGTTTACCTTCGAGATCCCGTCCAGTGGTTCCCTGCATCGCTGGCCATTGAAGATGAACCAGATACGCAACTGTTTGCCGTTCATCTCGACGCCAGTGGGCATCTTGTCAGTCATGGTTGACCTGCCATCCACTTTTCAATTGCTTCCTTGTTGTAAACCAGCACATTTGCAGGGTCTGTTCGGTAGTGCTTACCCTCCAGCCAAAGTCCGCGAGAGCGGTACTTGCGGACTGCTTCTGTGCTGAGTCCGAATACTGGATAAAGCAGGTCTTGGCGAAACCAAGCACCTGGTGCTATTTGAAAATCAATTTTTTCTGCAGCGCTCATGCTGCCTCCTCCATCTGGCCCACGCTCAATCCAACAGCAACTGGGCGTACCCACACCGGCATGTTGTTGAGCATGAAAGTTTCTCCGGCTTCAGCCAGCAACAGGGTGGTGCCCATCACATGCGCGATGGCCTCGGCAGCTGCTGGTGGAACTGCGTTACCGATACGCTCTCGCCAGGCCTGATCACTTAAGCCGTCCAGCTCGAACTGTTCCTCAGGCTCGATCAGGCTCTGCAGCGCGGCCAGCTCCAACGTGGTGAATGGGCGGTGCCAGGTGCCGTCGAGACTTTCAATCACGCAGGTCAACCGGTCATTGCCTTTAGGCATTCGGGGATCTGCCACCGACCAGCGCCCGTTGTCCTGCTTGGCGCTGGCCGATACGGCGCCGCATTGCTCATTCCAACCGACAACACCGTAATGTCCGCCACTCAGGTAGGCGTCACCCTTGACGCGCTTCATGCCAGGGCGGGGATCTGCGATCGACAATGCTCCGCTGGCTACCTGTTGCGATCCGGTGACAGTCCCAGCAGTTTTATCCCCTGGACAAACCCCGAGCTTTCGGCTGCTCGCTCCTGGGTGCCAGTTGTGATATCGGGGATCCTGAACCGCAAAGGCACCTTGCCCCGTTGTGCTGCTGGCAATGACCGTTCCAGCGGTGTTGTCGAACGGCGTTACCAAATACTTGCCGAAGCCATCACCAGGCCGGCGAGGATCAGCAACGCTGAACGTTCCTTGCCCGGGTGACTTGACGCCGATTACCGCGCCACTCGTTTCGTCCCAGCGGCGCACGCCGTACTGCTGGTATTGGAGGGCACCAGCTTTGCTGCGCGGGTCTGCCACCGAGAACGCGCCATTGGTGGGGCGGCTCCGGCCGGCGACAACGCCCATTGAGTCGTCCCACTTGTTCACGCCGAGATACCCGCCGTAAGCCTCGGGCACAATCACGAAGTCACGCAGATAACCGTCCTCGATCACCAAGTCATTCAAACTGCGCCAGTCCTTGCCTGCGGTGACCAGAGCCAAGCGAACCCACGTTTTCCATTGCAGCGCAGGTACCCGGTGCATCGGGCCGGCGGCTTCGATATCGCCAGCGAGCGGCATGCGGCCGAGGATCGATCCGACTGACTTGAGCGTCTTCTTTTCCGGTTCATACAGGAACGGGGGCACCTTCTCGATATGGCGAGCCACCAGCAAGAAGCGCTTGCGGCTCTGGGCAAGGCCGCCGATGACGCCGCAGTCGTGGGTGGTTTCAGCAACCGCATATCCGTAGTGGTTCAGCAGTTTGTTGATCTGGTCCAGCAGGTTCCGGCCGCGAGTAACGAGGCGCGGCACGTTCTCGAAGACGATCAGCGATACCGGATCGTCCTTCCATGCCTCACACATCAGCCAGATGCAGCGCAACGTCAGCTCGTTCAGGGCCTGGTACTTCGGTGTCAGGCTCATCGTTTCGGACAGCAAGCCCGAGGCGCCCTTACATGGGCTGGAAATGAACACGGCGTCAGGCCGTTCATTGCTTGCAGCACGGCGAAGGTCGTCGGAGCTCGCCTCCGTCCAGCCGGCGGGCGGTTCTTTACCGTGGAAGCGGGTGTACTGGTCGCGGGTGAACAGATCCATTAGCGTGCCAGGAACGCCGGACAGTCGCTCGAAGTCGCGCAGGCCTGCCGGATCTACGTCCACGCCACCGATGCACTGCCACTCGGCTTGAATGTGCCCAACGACAGGTTTGGCCCGGTTGAAGCCCTTAGCGCCGCCGCCCAGGCCACAGCACATGTGAAAGTGCTTGAGAGTGCGCTTGATCACGGGCGAACTCCTTTGGCTTGCTGGCCAACAAGTGAGGCATGCTTCCACCCTCTACGCTTCCATGCTGCGAAGCCGGCCCGGTACGCGTAATGCTCACGTGCGAACGAGTCGGATGTCTTCGCACCTGGTGCGGTGATGTACGTGCCTCGCTGGGCGCAGTACTGCAGGCCTTCGGGGACCGGGAACTCTTTCTCGAACTCAACGCGCTCGTCGATCTGCATCTCGTCGACGGCTTCTTGTGATGGGCTTTCAGAGTTGCTGTCAGGGTGCGTATACCCCACAGCAGGCTGCGCGAGCGGGCGATTCTGAGCGATTAGCGTTGCATTGGGTGTGGCTGCCTCGCGCAGCTTTTCGTGGGGTATAAGCGCCTCGGTGGTGCTGCTGGAAGAGGCAATAATGCCTGCTGCTTCGCAGCAGATACTGTTTGTTTCTAGTGTGTCGACGCTGGCTTTTTCGCAGAGCAAAGCGGTCGTGAATTGGTTGGTGTGCTGGTCCTTTTGCATGCCGCTTTCCTCCGGGGTTCGATTGCGCGTTGGTTCATCTGCTGCGAGTAGGGCGTGAGCCGGGTTGTGGTGAGTGTTGGACTGAGCGCTGATCCGGCTCATGCGACGTTCTCCTGATCGGCTGGCTCTAGCAGAGCTGCGATGGCAAGAGCCTGCTCGCGCAAGGCACGGGTTTCGCGTTCGAGTTTTTTACCCGTGCGGAAGGCGGCAAACGTCTCGGCGGCAATCCGGAGCTTGTCGGCGATATCGAGTAACGTCTGGCGTTCGGTTTCGCCGAGTGCCAACGCTTTCTGAAGGCGCTTACTGAATCGCGCCAGGTGGGCGTGGTCAGCCTTGATGAAATCGAGGGATGCTTTCAATTCGCGAATGGTCTTGGCGCTTTCGGCGCGCAGGATGGCATCGCTTTCTTTCATGCCCGCGGACTTGCCGTCGGTATGGCCCATGAAATAGCCGGCCCAGACTAGTAGTCCGGCCAAGGCGATCAGGGCGATGAGCGCGGAGATCTGAATAGCAGTCATGTGGTGTGCTCCTGGTGATGTCACAGGCTGGTGGTGGCAGCCGTTCGGTTTGTGGGTGTTACTCGTTGGTGTCGTCCTGCTGTCGCTGCATATCTTCGTCGGCCTTGTATGCACGGATGTCGATCAGTGAGGCAACGTGTCGGATGTGGGCGTACTTCGGTGCCTTGCGGCTGGTGTCCAGCGTGGTGATGGGGAGCTGGATGCGGCCGCTGCTGATCTCGGCCACGAACGATTGCTCGTTGAGGTTGCGGAAGTACTGTTCGCGTACTTTGTCCAGCGGGATCAGGACGTCGCCGAAGATACGGTAGAGCAATTCGACGGTGGCTGACTCTGGTGCCGGGAGCAGGCGGAGCGGGTTTTGTGCTGTGTTACTCATGGCTTTGTTGGGCCTCCTTGCGTTGTTTTCTGGTCGGGTGGTTCCAGGCGTTCAGGCAGTGGCGTTTGGTCAGCTCGCGCAGATGTTCGGGCACTTCGAGGAGCGCGGCGTTGCGCTCCTCTCGTGTCCGCATGGCGATGATCTGGCGGGCGTATTCCCTAGGCCACGTCACGGTTGTCTGCCGGTATGGCAGGCAGGTCGATGCCCAACTGTTCGGCTAGCCAGCGGATGCCGGGTTGTTTCACCTTGGTTGACTGGCTGTATTGCATGCCGAGCTGGTCGTGGTACCACTGGCCATCCTTGACCTTCAGGTATTCGCGGTCACGGTTGGGGTAGGCCGGCAGGTTGCGTTCATTGAGCAGACCCTTTTCCCGCATCTGGCTGATGAGTTTGGGCCGGGTCAGGCCGAGGTGGCTTGCGGCTTGGGCGAGTGTGCGATCCATGGCATCCCCCTCAAGCGGCGTGCGCAGCAGGCGTTGCTGCAGCAGCCAAGTGGTTGATGGACTCGGTGACCTTGCCGAAGATCTCGACATCGGTGCCGCACACGGTGAAGCACTTGGTGTGTGGGCTCTTTACGCCGATGCTGAGAATGGTGGTGATACCGGGGCGCGTGTGGGTTCGGTGCACCGCGACGTGCAGGGGGACGTCGAAGCCCATGTCGAGACTCAGTACGCCGCCGGTGCGCACCAGCTCGAATACGCGTTGTTTGTCCTGGACTTCAAACCGGCCGTATTCGCGGCTTGCGTGAGGACGATGCGCCAGGTCGCCGGTGTTGCTCGGGTCGAACGGACCGTTGGCAATTTCTTCGATGAAGTCGGCCAGCTTGAGATGCATTTTCCTGCCGTTTTTCAAGGTCAGCGTGTGGCGTTCGCTGCCCAGTTCGACGACGAATACGGTCTCTGCGGTGCCGCGTTCAACCTTAAGACGGAACACCAAGGATTCACGCTTGGGGGCCGACCTCAGGACGTGATTGAAGGTCTCGGTGAGGTTGACCTGGGCGTTGAGCAACTGCAGGGTACGGTTGTCGAGTTTGAATTTGTTCATGCTGCGTGCCCTCCGCCGTTCGGATCGAATGAGGTGGGGGCAGTGCGAGGTTGCTGCTTCGGTTTGGTGGTGACAAACGAGCATCCGCTCTCGCGAGCCAAGCGCCGGATCTCGAAGATTCGGAAGGGGTCAGCAGCGGCCGGGTGGACGTGCAGGGTTGCAGTGGTGTGCATGGTTTTGCCTCGCTCTGTGGTGAAAGAGTGAGGCAAATATCACGCAGTGTGCTTATTTGTGTCAACACGATTCGTGATTATTTAATCACTAATCGTGCAAAAAACGGGATGATTTGAGAATTCCGCCGACCAGATGGATCTCCTTCACATCACTGGCGGCTATGTGAATAGGTGAGTGCTCAGCATTTACGCTGTCGAAACGGTACATCCCATCACGCAGGTAAATGAATTCTTTGATCATTGTTCTGCCAGCTTCAGTCCTTACTACGACCTCATCACCGCTGCAGTAGCTTTTATTTGGCTCGATGAGTACGTATTCACCATTTTTAATCCTAGGAAGCATGCTGTCCCCAGTTACCTTAAGGCCATAGGCATCCGGATCATCGCTGTAGATATTCAGATATCCATCTCCGTGGCCTGGAGGGAAATCGAGTGCTTCAAAATATCCTTCGTTACCAAGTTGCGCGGTTCCTACCACTGGGACGCTGCCTGCTTTTGCCATACCGGCCGAAAGCAGAGTTTGAGCCCGTTGAGACTTTAGAGACGGTGGGACACTGATGTCGTAGATGTTTCCCGACGCATCGGTATAAATGGTGGGACTCGGGCCCTCGACGCCTTTGACCAATTCCCCGAGTGGAACACCTAAAGACGCTGCGATTTTCCCCAGATCCTGCAGGTTGGGTTGGCGTGTTCCCTTTTCGTAGTTACCGATTCGAGATTGTGATTCCCAGCCACAGATGAGCGCCAAGTCCTTTTGGCTCAAACCTTTGGCCTTCCTAAGTGTTTTGATGCGCGAGCCTAGTGTGTTCATTTGGCATTTTTACCACGCATTGAAATATTTTTTTCGCACTTTACGTGTTGCAAAAATCACGTATCGTGTTTATTGTTCCCTCCAGTTTAAGGAGGTGCTTCATGAATAGGATCGCTAGTTTTCGAGAGGGGGCGGGCATCAAGCAGCGAGACTTAGTTGCGACTCTCGGCTGGACACAAACTCGTGTGAGTAATTATGAGTCTGGACGGCGCGTCGCAGGTCTTGCTGAATCACGGGCCATCACGGCAGCCCTGAACCGGCTTGGCATCAAATGCTCGCTTGATGATGTGTTCCCGCCAGAGATAGACATTAAGAAAGCAGCTTAGAAAAAAGGCGACCCAAGGGCCGCCCAGTTCCTCCCGGCACGCACCACCACAGCGCTGTCGGGTCGCGGTAAAGATAGGCGGGCACACCACATGCTAACCACCTCTCTTTACCGCGCTTTCCAAGGCACGGATGCCTTGGTGTTGCTGCCTTTTCCACCACAGATTGGGCAGCTGTTGCGCCAGAGGTGAACGACGGATCGTTCGCCTCGGCACGGTGCCGGTGTCGATCCTGAAGATCTAGCCGGCGTTTGGGCCCTTTCAAGCCACGCGGCAAATGTATCACCACTGCATGTCGCGCGGCACTGGCAACTTACAAGGATTAATGCCATGAGCCGAATCGCTCTGAGTTCTGTAGAGCGGGCGCAGCGGGAAATCCTGCCGCTCGATTTAGCGCTTTACCATGCTGCTCGGGACTATCCCGGCGGCGCTGCTGCAATTGCCGCCACCACCGGCAGAAACGCCACCACGCTGCAGCACAAGCTGTCTCCTACGCACCCCAGTCACACGGTCAACATTCAGGAGTTTGGCGAGATCCTGGAGCTGACCAAGGACCGCCGCATTCTGGATGCGGTACACGCGTTGGTGGGGGATACGACCTGGCAGGAATTGGCCGAGGCGTACACCAACGACATGCCTGAAACCTTGACCACCGGCATTGCTGAGTACTTTCGGCAAGTAGCTGACTTGGCTGATACATGGGCTAAGAGCATCGGCGACGGAGTGGTTAGTGACCACGAATTGGCCGCGATCCGCCTGCAGGTGTTTCGCGGTATTCAGGGGCTGCTGGGGATGTTCAACCGCGCCACCTACGTTAATCAGACAACGCGGGGTGTCGACCGTGGCTGATATCGCCGACTTTGCCAACGATCTGGTGCAGGAGCGCCTCGATCAAGCGCTTGCCGCACGTAACGCCGCCAAGCCCGCTTTGGCGGCGCATTCGTTTCTTTTCTGCGAGAGCTGTGATGATCCGATTCCGGAATCTCGCCGGTTGGCTCAACCGGGTTGCACTCAGTGCGTGAGCTGCCAGTCCATCGAAGAATCGCGGGGGGCCCGGCATGCTCGATGAGGTATTGGGGCAATTCGCAGACTATGGTCTTGAGCCTGAGCAGCCGCTGACTTTCGGCAAGCTGACCCGGTGCAAGACTTCGCAGGACAAGGGCAAGGAAAAAAACGGTTGGTACGTCGTCCATGAGCATCGGGCCGAGAAAAACGAAACGCTGATCTTCGGCAGTTTCGGTGACTGGCGTTCGGGTGAGTCGCAGAAGATCAAGGTCAAGGCTGGGCGGATGTCGCCGGAAGAGCGTGAGGTCATGCGCGCTCGGCAGGAAGACGCCAAGCGCCGCGCCGCCGAGATCGCGGCCAACGCGACACGTCGAGCGGCAAACCGGGCGGCGGGCCTGTTCAAGCGGATGCCGGAAAAGGGCCGTAGCGATTATCTGGACCGAAAACAGATCGTCGGTTTCGGCGTTCGCTACGCACCGCGCTCCGGCGCGTTCTTGGTCCCTATGTGCAACGTGCGGGATGAGATTGTCGGCCTGCAAGTGGTATTTCCCGTCAAGCAGGAAGACACCGGTCGGGACAAATCCTACTGGCCCTACGGGATGTCCAAAGAGGGCGCTTTTCATCTGATCGGACCGCACCCGGATCCGGGTGAACCGGTGCTGGTGTGTGAGGGATACGCCACCGGCGCCAGCCTGCACATGGCGACCTCGCTGACCGTGGCCATCGCCTTCGATGCAGGCAATCTGTTGGTGGTCTGCAAGGCCATGCGTGAACGCTTTCCGGGTTGCCCGTTGATTGTCTGTCGTGATGATGACTGGAAGACCAAGCGGCCGAATGGCGAGCCCTGGAACCCCGGTGAAGAGAAGGCGAACAACGCCGCGTTGATCGTCGGTGGCCAAGTGGTTGCGCCGATCTACTCTGGTGAGCGGGAAGACAAGTGGACCGACTTCAACGACCTGCACGTTGCCGAAGGCTTGGAAGCTGTCCGGCGACAGGTACTGGCGGTGGTCAAGCCACCGGCAGCGGGTGGCTGGAAAGATCAATTGGCCCGCACTGAAAACGGCGCCCTGATTGCGCACATGCAAAACGTCGAGCTGATCCTCGGCAACGATGAACGCTGGGCCGGGGTTATCAGCTACAGCGCCTTCAGTTCGAAGCTGGTGAAGCTTCGGTCTGCGCCTTATGGCGGCGGTGCCGGTGACTGGGCGGACATTGACGACGTGCGGGTGATGAAATGGCTCGCGCAGCAGTACAACCTCCGGGTGAAGGCGAGTCATGTGATCGAGGCGGTCAGTGTGGTAGCGCATGACCATGCGTTCCATCCGGTGCGGGAGTACCTGAAAAAGCTTGAATGGGATCGCGTGCCCCGGCTGGAAAGCTGGCTCACTGACGTGATGGGCGTGCATGCCAGCGACTACACCGCCAAGGTCGGCAAGCGCTGGGTTCTGTCGGCCGTTGCGCGGGTGATGAAGCCAGGTTGTAAGGCTGATTCGGTGATGATTCTTGAAGGCGCGCAGGGCGCTGGTAAGTCGACGGCGATGAGCATCCTCGGCGGCGAGTGGTTTATGGATACGCCATTTTCCTTGGGCGACAAGGATGGGTTTCAGGCGATTCGCGGGAAGTGGATTGTTGAACTGGGGGAGCTGGACAGCTTCAACAAGGCCGAAAGCACCAAGGCAAAACAGTTCTTCTCTGCGTCCACTGACACCTACCGCGAGAGCTACGGCCGCAGAACAATGGACGTGCCACGCCAGTGTGTTTTCGTGGGTACGACCAACCAGGATGAGTACCTCAAGGACACCACCGGCAATCGACGTTACTGGCCGGTCGCGTGTAACAAGGTCGACCTGGTGAAGCTGCGGGAGATCCGAGATCAACTGTGGGCTGAGGCGATGTTTTGTTATGAGGCGGGAGATATCTGGTGGGTGACGCCGGATGAGTCTCCGATGTTTGCGGAAGCCCAGGACCAGCGTTTTGTAGTTGATGAGTGGGAGGGGCCGATTCTGAGTTGGTTGGAGGAGTCGCAGATCGGAGAAACCACCTCAGGCAGTGACGTGTTGAGCCAGGCGCTTAATCTGGATTTTGGGCATTGGGGTAAGCCCGAGCAGATCCGTGTTGGGTCGATCATGCACCGCCTTGGTTGGCGGCGGGTGCGAATGCCGGCTCTGCCCAAGAGCGGTAAGCGACCTTGGGCGTACAAAAAGCCTAAAGGCTGGGGTATCCCGCCAGCATTCCAGCCTGTCGCGTTTGAGGAGCCTTGCTTTGATTAAGCGAATCGATGAGATGTTGAAGTTGTGGGCCGAGGATCTGCACAGCCAGCACGAAGGGGGATCGGAACTGGGCGGCGGCAACATGATTGCGATGCTGATGGCGTGCAAGGGGGAGCTGATACGTGGGACTCGCGGCAGTCGGGTGTTGCTGGATGAATCTGCTGACATTGAGTTGATCGTCAACAAACACTTGGCGCCCGAGTTAGCCTTGGTGGTGATGGAGCACTACTGCAACCACGACAGCTTCCTCTCACAGAAGATGCTGCATTGCGGGTGCAGTTCACGGACCTACTACCAGCGCTTGCATGATGCGCATGTAAGCATTGCCGGTTTACTGATGGGCAAGGCTGCATGATACTTGCGGCTACCGCGGCTACCGCGGCTACCGCGGCTACCGCGGCTACCGCGGCTACCGCGTCTGGCGCTGTCCCAGCGTCCTACCTTGTCCTACCGCTGATTCAGTTGGTAGGACAGCTACAGGCCGCGTGGTTAGAGGTCTGTCCTGCTGTCCCATTGAAATTATCGACCCGCGCATGTGAGCGTAGCGGGAACGAGTACGCGCGCTTCGCGCATGCGTGTTTTTTAATTCTCTCTATATGCGTAAAAAGGATAGAAATAGTAGGACAGTGGGGCAGCGCCTTTATTTTCGGGGCTCTCAGCTGTCCCACCTTCCTGTCAATCAATGGGACAGGTAAGACAGGGGAAGGAGAAGCGATAGCCGAGGTGGTGTATTCGCCGACATTCGCTAGGCGTTCACCCTGCGTTACCCACTTATTCACCGGGTGGCATTAAAGTGGGGTTGCTGCCAGTAAAATCCACCTGTAAAAAGTAGTCATCTTCGATAGGTGCGACTGCGGAGAGCGACACAAAAGAACCGGCCCAATGGCCGGTTTTTTTATTTCTGGGCGATTGAGCTATCGGTCGTTTCTGCCGTTTTTTTGTTGCGGTTAGGACTGGTCCAGTAAGCCGCGAGAGCTACTCCCACTGCTAGATACACGAGCGCGTTCCAGATGTTGACCAGCAGCCAAAGGACATCCAAGCGCGTCAGTGGCGCATCGCTCCTTCCGAACTTAATGATTTCCCATGTGCCGCTTCCTACCATCAGGAGGATGCTCAGAGTGATCCAAACTTTAAACGCCCATGCGCGCAGCTCTAATCTTTTTTGATGGGTTAGCTGAACCCATCCCATCATCAGCGTGCCTACCGCACCCACTGTGGTTACAACGTCGACAAGCACACTCATTGGCTCTACTCCGGTCCATTGGAATTGTCTCGGAGAGAGCTTCGTACATTCTGCCGCAACAGCCAAGTAATGCTCGGACTTGAAACCGAGTTTTTGAATCTCAGGAGTGAACATGACCAACGAGCAGCAAGCACTTTTAGATATGCCCATTTGGATGGTGATCGTGCTGTCGTTGGTCGGCGGTGTATCGGGCGAGATGTGGCGAGCTGATAAGGCGGGTGTTCGGGGCTGGCCGTTGATGCGGCGCTTGGCATTGCGCTCAGGTGCATGCGTGGCTTGCGGCCTGTCGACCATGATGCTGCTTCACGCTGCCGGGGTTTCGATAGTGGCGGCAGGTGGCATCGGCTGCCTGACTGCGATGGCCGGTGCCGATGTCGCCATTGGCCTGTACGAACGCTGGGCCGCCAAGCGGTTGGGCGTGTGTGAAGTGCCGCCAGCGGGTGGTGAGAAAGGGTGACCGGCTGGAGGGCCCGTGATACGGGGCTTTCAAGGTTGTTGCGTGGTTTTGGTGCGCTATTTTGACGCCGGGGACCCTGGGGGTATCCGAGGGGTACGGGGTCGGAAACCCGCGGGAAAGCGTTAGCGGCAGTGTCCCCAGCTTACTGAAATTCAATCCATTGAAATTGAAAGGTTTGCATTGAAAAGCCGTTGAAAAGGAGGGCTTTATGACAGATCCAATTTACCTGTCAAAGAGCGCGTTCGCGGCTCGCATCGGCAGGACGCCGAGTTACATCACCTGGTTGAAAGACAACCACCGTTTGGTGCTTTCACCGAACGGCAAACAGGTCGACGTGCTGGCGACGGAAGCCCTGATTCAGGAAACCGCTGACCCGAGCAAGGCCGCTGTCGCGGCTCGGCATCAGCAGGATCGGATTCAGCGTGACGTTTACAGCCAGCTGTCCACTTCGGTCGAGCCGACGCCCACGGCTGCGCCGCCGCAGCTTGTTAGAGGAGATGGTAAACAGCCTGACTTCCAAAAGGCCCGCGCTTTGCGCGAACACAACATGGCCAAGTTGGCTGAGATCGAATTGCACAAGGCCCAGGGTTCGTTGGTTGCCAAGGACGCGGTCGAAACCGGTGCCTACAACGCCGGCCGATTGCTGCGTGATCAACTGTTCGGGCCGTTGCCGCAACTGTCCCATGACCTTGCGGCCATGACGGACCCCTGGCTAATCGAAAAACACCTGGCGGCAACATTCCGTCGAACGCTGGAAGAGGCCGAGCGTCTGTCTTCAGCGGACCTTGAGCACGCTATGACATCGAGTTAATCCCATGCACACGGAATTTCCTGACGGTGCAAAGGTGTACCGTGAGGCCTATTTCCGTGGACTGCGCCCTGACCCCGACCTCTGGATCGATGAGTGGGCCGATGAGTTCATGCGAATCCCGCGAGACACCGGCGCCCCTGAGCCCGGCCAATACCGCACCTCACGGACACCCTACGCCCGCGAACCCATGCGCTGCCTGTCACCGGCTCACCCCAGCAGACGCGTGGTCACCATGGTGGCTTCGCAGTTGATGAAAACCCAGATCGCCTTGAACTGGATGGGCGGCCTGATCCACATGGCACCGTCCAACATCCTGGCGCTGTTGCCCAGCCTGGGCCTGGCGAAACGTGTCTCGGGACGGATCAGCAAGACGATCAAGGCCACCCCGGCGCTGCGTGAACGCGTAGCGGCCAGCCGCTCACGTGATACGCGCAACACCATGGACACCAAGGAGTTCGAAGGCGGCTCGCTGTACGTCACCACTGCCGGCTCGGCGGCCAACTTGTCGGAACTGTCGGCGCGCTACATCTATGGTGATGAGGTAGATCGTTGGGAAAATGATGTCGGCCAAGAAGGTGATCCGATCGGCCTGGCAGAAACCCGGGCGACCAACTTTGGGCGCAACGCGAAGATCTATTTTTCCAGCTCGCCAACAATCAAGGGCGCCTCGCGCATCGCCGATCTGTTCGACTCCAGCGACCAGCGCCACTACTACGTGCCATGTCCGACCTGCGGCCACATGCAGGTGCTGGAGTGGGAGCGGCTGCACTACAACAAGGATTACAGCACCGTCCATTACGAGTGCGCGGGACCTGATTGCGATGTGCTGATCGAGGAACACCACAAGAGCGACATGCTGGCCCGGGGTGAATGGCGGGCACACGCAGAGGGTGACGGCGAGACGGTTGGTTTCCACCTGAACGCCCTCTACTCACCGACCGGCTGGATGGGCTGGCGTACGCTGGCCAAGGATTTTGAAGAGGCCAAAAAGGCCCAGTCCCAAGGTGATATGGGGCTGATGCAGGTGTTCTACAACACTCGTCTGGCCAAAGTCTGGGACAGCGCGCAGGAGCAAACCAAGGCCGAAGTGCTGATCGCTCGGGCGCGGTTGGAAACCTACACCCTCGGCACGATGCCGGCCGGCGTACTGATGCTGACCGGTGCTGTTGACGTCCAGGCCAACCGCCTGGAATTGATGGTGATGGGCTTCGGTGTCGGCATGGAGCGCTGGGTGGTTGACCATCAGGTGATCTGGGGCGACCCCGCCGATGAACGCACCTGGGCGGTGCTGGATGAAAAACTCAAGGCGCGGTATCGCCATCCATGTGGCGTCGGCTTGGCGATCCTTGCCACCGGCGTCGACTCCGGTGGTCACCATACCGACGAGGTGTACCAGTTCTGCCGTGTTCGCCGCTGGCGCAACATCTTCGCCATCAAGGGCGCGAGCAAGCCTGGCAGGCCGGTCATTGCTCAGCGGCCGTCCATGGTCGACGTGACCTGGAGGGGCCAGACCGAACGCAACGGCGCCGAACTGTGGTTCGTCGGCACCGACACCGCCAAGGACTGGATCTACAACCGTTATCCGTTCCCGGACGGGCCGGGTTCACTGCACTTTGCCAACGACCTGCCGGACGAGTTCTTCGCCCAGTGTGTCGCCGAGCGCAAGGTGGCCCGCTACATCCGGGGTCACAAGCGTATCGAGTGGGTCAAGGGCAAGGCCGAGCGCAACGAAGCACTCGACCTGATGGTGTACTGCCTGGCCATGGCGCATTACCTCGGCATCAACCGCTACCAGGAACACGACTGGGAGCGGGTGCGGCAGGCATTGGCCCAGTCCGGTCTGTTTGACGATGCCTTGGGAATCAAGCCTGTTCAGGGCGAGCGTGTCGACGAAGACGAAACACCCGCTCCTGCGGCCGTAAGACAAGCTCAACCCGCGCCACAACCCACTGCCCCGGTCGTGCACACACGACCCGCAGCATCGCCACCTCAACGCCGTAGTTCCACCAGCGGTTACCTGAAGAGACGCTGATATGTCCTTTACCCAGAAACACCTCGATGCCATCGAGCGCGCCATCGCACGCGGTGAAAAAACCGTGCGCTACAGCGACCGCACGGTGGAATACCGCACTGTCGACGAACTGCTCAGGGCTCGTGAAGAGATCCGCAGCTCGTTGACCAGCGCCGACGGCCCCCGTTCGCGGGTCGTGCGGCTCAGTCATGGAGGCAAGGGAATCTGATGGCTCGACAATTTCCGGCGCTGTCTCGTAGCGGATTCTTGCTGCCATCGAACATCAAGGCCAGCTACGAAGGCGCTGGGGAGGGTCGCCGATCTGCCAGTTGGGACGCCACCGACAACGGCATCAACAGCATAAACACCCCGGCGCTGCGCAACCTGCGTGCCCGTTCGCGGGCAGCGGTGCGTAATGACCCGTACGCGGCCAACGCTATCAACAAACGGGTCAGCAACCTGATTGGCACCGGCATCACACCGCGACCAAAAATCAAGGACGAAGCACTGCGCAATCTGCTGCAGGAGCTCTGGGAGGATTGGGTCGAGGAGTCAGACGCCGACGGCTTGTGCGACTTCTACGGTCAGCAGGCGTTGGTGGCCCGTACTGTCGAAACGGCGGGTGAGTGTTTTGTGCGGTTGCGTCCGCGTGGTTTGGACGAAGGTCTGGTGGTGCCGCTGCAGCTGCAAACGCTGGCACCCGAGTTCGTGCCGCACGACAAGTTCGAGACCACCCGCGACGGCAATATCATCCGCGCCGGGATCGAGTTCAACCCGGCCGGCAAGCGCGTGGCTTACTGGATGTACCGCTCGCACCCGCGTGATGCATCGTCGCTCAACAGCGGCTACAACCAACTGGTGCGGGTGCCGGCCAGCCAGGTGCTGCACATCTTCGAGCCGCTGGAGCCTGGTCAGTTGCGCGGCGTGCCACGCATGTCGCCGGTGCTTAAACGACTGCGCAGTCTGGACAACTACGATGACGCGGTGCTGTTTCGGCAGGAAGTGTCCAACCTGTTCGCCGGCTTCATCAAGCGACCGTCGCAGGACATGGGGCAGCAACCGCGTGACCCGGTCACTGGCCAGCTGATCACCGCTGACCGCGACGGCTTCACGCCCATGGTCGCGCTGGAGCCGGGCACCATGCAGGAGCTGGGGGCAGGGGAGGAGGTCGAATTCTCCAAGCCACCGGACGCCGGCAACAACTACCCGGACTTCATGCGTCAGCAACTGATGGCAGCGGCAGCGGGCACCGACACGCCATACGAGATCCTCACCGGTGACATGAAAGGCATCAATGACCGGGCGCTGCGGGTCGTACTCAACGAGTTCCGGCGCCGTTTGGAGCAGCTGCAATTCAACGTCTACATCCACCAGCTCTGCCGCCCGGTTCGCGCCGCATGGCTGGACATGGCGGTGTTGGCTGGGGTGATTGAACTGCCGGACTACGCCAAACGCCGCCGCGAGTTTCTGCGCACGCGCTGGGTGCCGCAGGGTTGGGCCTACATCCAGCCGGTGCAGGACGTGCAGGCGCGCATGCTGGAGGTCAATGCCGGGTTTGGCTCGCGCAGTGAAATGTGTCTGCGCACCGGCTACGACGCCGAAACGGTCGATGCGGAAAACGCCGCCGACGCTCAACGCGCCCGAGACTTGGGCCTCAATTACCGAACCCTCGTCGAGGTCGATGTTCAACACGACGACCAGGAGAAACCATGAAACTGCTTTCCCCCCTGAAGATTTTCAACAAGCTGGAGGGCCAACTGCCGATCCAGGACAAGCACTGGTACAGCCTGAAGGCCAGCGGCGAAGCCGAGCAGCGCACCATCGAGGTCTACGTCTACGGCGAGATCGGCACCTGGGGCATCACCGCCAATCAGTTCGTGCGCGACCTGGCGGCATTGGATGACGGCACCTCACCGATTGTCGTGGCCTTCAACAGCATCGGCGGCGACCTGTTCGATGGTCTGGCGATCCACAACGCTTTGTCGCGGTTGGGTGAACGCTGCACCGGCCGCGTTGATGCCTTGGCCGCCAGTGCTGCCAGCGTTGCCGTGTGTGGTGCGCACCGCGTGGTGGTCGCGGAAAACGCCATGTTGATGATCCACAACCCCTGGACCTACGCCTCGGGTGGTGCTGAAGATCTGCGCAAGGTGGCCACCGCGCTGGACCAGGCGCTGGAAGTGATTATCGCAGCCTACAAAGCCAAGGCGCCCGACATCGACGAGGTCGAGCTGCGGCGCCTGGTCAATGCCGAAACCTGGCTCACGGCTCGCGAAGCCGTCGCCTTGGGATTGGCCGACGAGGTGGGTGATGGTGTGCAGATCAAGGCCTGTCTGGGGCAAGGCGCGGTGATGCAGAAATATCAGCACACGCCCAAGGCGTTGCTGGATCAACTCACTGAGCCCCTCGAACCCACCAAGCCGGTGGTGGACAAGCCAGAATCCACAGCCCCGGTAGTCGACTCGGCCAAGCTGGCCCTGCTGATCACCCAGTCCTGCAATCAAGCCGGCATCAGCAATCTGATCGAGCCCCTGATTGTCTCGACCAAGCTGGCTGATGAGGCCACCGTCCAGGCCGCGCTGACCCAAGCCAAAGCGATCCGCGATCTGTGCGTGGCGGCACGCTTACCGGAATGCGCTGTGGAGTTTGTGCAGGCTGGGCTCGATGCCGGTGCTGTGCGCGCACGGCTGTTCGACAAGCTGGTGGGTAGTGGCGGGGGCTTCGAAATCGATAACAGCTTGCCGCAAAACGATGATCCGGCAGTGACCGTGAAAGCCAAACAACCCGATCCGTCCTCGATCTGGGCGGCCCGTCAGGCCGCACAATCTCAAACCTCAAAAGGAGCAAGACCATGACCTTTAAATTGGAGCCGATGCACGCAGGTGAGTTTCTGCTGTCCGAGGGCGAAGGCAATATTTCCCGCGAGGCGATTAACGTTGCGGCAGGCCCGGCATTGGAGCCAGGTCAGATCCTCGGCCTGATCACGCTCACCGGCGAGTTTGCCCCGTACGAACCGACGGCTGAGGATGGCAGTGAAAACGCCGTCGCCATTCTTTACGGCCCGCTCGGTCAGTCAGACGTGGTGCGGCGCGGTCGCGCTGTGGTGCGTCTGGCCGAGGTCAGCGAAGCGCACTTGACCGGCCTCGATCCGGCTGCCGAAAAGGCTCTGGCCACGCGTTTTCTGATCGTTCGCTAAGACGTTCCTTCATATGCATCCCGCCGCGTGCGGGATTTTTCGTTTCTGGAGAGTACCCCATGGCCGATATCGCCATTTTTGAAGACGACGCTTTCAGCGTTCCCGCGTTGACTGCCGCGATCAACGAACAGGAATACCTGCCGGGCCGCATCAGCGGCCTCGGCCTGTTCCGCGAAGAAGGTATCACTACCCTGACCGTACAGATCGAGAAGGACGGTGACACCCTGGCTCTGGTGCCGGCGGGAGAGCGTGGTACCTCGGGCCTGGTGGTCGGTGGCAGCAAGCGCAAGCTGATCCCCTTCAATACCGTGCACCTGCCACAACGCTTTACCATCAAGGCCGACGAGATCCAGGGCATCCGTGCCTTCGGTCAGCGCACCGAATTGCAGTCGGTACAGGATGTGGTCAACAAGCGTCTGGCCAAAGCGCGGCGCCAGTTGGACGCCACTCACGAATTCCAGCGTATGGGTGCACTGAATGGCCAGGTGCTGGATGCGGACGGTTCAACGGTGCTGCTGGACATTTACAAGTCCTTCGGCGTCTCCCGCCAAAAACTGGCCATGGGTCTGAACGATCCCAATGCCGAGCTGCGTGTGCGTGCCGGCGAAGCCTTAGACATGCAAGAGGATGCACTGGGCAGCGTGACCAGCAGCGGCTCCCGCGCATTCTGCGGCCAGAACTTCTGGAACAAGCTGATTGTTCACCCGTCGGTCAAGGAGACCTACCTCAACACCCTGCAAGCGGCCTCCCTGCGTGGTGACGCCCGGGAAAGTTTCGAGTTCGGTGGGATCGTCTGGGAACGCTATCGCGGCAAGGTCGCGGGCGTATCGTTTGTGCACGTCGACAAGGCGCTGCTGATCCCAGAAGGTGTGCCGGATCTGTACATCTCGACCTTTGCCCCGGCCGACTACATGGAAACGGTCAACACCGAGGGCCTGCCGTACTACAGCAAGATTGAGCCGATGGACTTCAACAAAGGCATGGCCGGTGAAGCCCAATCCAACCCGTTGCACCTGTGCACACGACCTCGGGCGCAGATCCTGCTGGAGCTCTGACCGTGGCCTTTCGCGACCTGGTCGACGAGATCGACGAGGTGGTGTTTGAAACCCTGGGCGACACGGCGCGGATCGAGGGCCGCGATGAACCGGTGCTTGGCATGTTCGCCGCGCCTTGGTTGCAACCCAAGATGGGCAAGCTCAACACCGGGTTGCGAGAGCCGAAGTTTGAGATCCGCGTTGGCGATTCGTACGGGCTGAAAAAGGGGCTGCTCGTCCGCGTGGATCTGCCGGAGCTGGACGGTGGCGGGGATTACGACTTGCTGCAGCTGGAGCCCGGCGGTGACGGTCTGGTCGCCTTGATTTTGAGGAAACGACCATGAGTGTCGGCAGTTACTTCAAGCCCTCGGCCAGCGGCGGGATGATCTCCCTGCAGACCTCGACGGCGGACCTGAAAGCCTTTCAGGACTTCGCCGCCGTGGTGCCCAAAGCGGCAGCCAATGCCCGGCGTCGGGCGATCAACAAGACCTTGCGTTGGCTCAGCTCCAACATCGCCCGCACTGTCGGCCGGCAGGAACGTATTGCGGTGGCGGCGGTGCGTCAGCGGTTACGAGCCTATCCGGTCAGCGGCGGAGCCAACAGCGGCAAGTTGTGGTTCGGCCTCAACGCCATGGAGGCCAGCCGTATCGGTCGCGTACGACAGGGCCAGTCTGGCGTGTCGGTGGCCGGTCGTCGTTTTCAGGGTGCCTTTTACAAGAAGGTCTACGGCAACGGTGCGGACATCTGGATCCGCACGACCAGCAAACATTTCGATGCCGACCACTACCCCGACAGCACTGTCAGTGTGCGTGGCGGAGCAAGTTCGGGGTGGATTGCCGAGCATGACAGTCGTTTCCCGCTGGCGAAGGCCAAGGTCTCGCTGGAGCAGGCTCGTCCGCACTTTGAAAGCTGGGTACGCAAGGCCGATGCACAACTGCTGCATGTCCTGCAGCAGGAACTCAACTTTGAACTGCAGAAATACCTGAAGGGGAAATGACGTGGCCGATGAAGCGGACGAGCCGTTCAGCCTGGAACAGTTGTACGGGGCGATCGAACGGCATGTGCAGGCGTACCTGCCGGGTGTTCAGACCGTTGCCGCCTGGCCGGCTATCGAGGATTGCGTGCGGTTGCCGGCGGTGGTTATCGAAATGGCGGAAATGGAGCCCGGCCAGGATCCGGGCACGGGAGAGGTGGGGTTGGCTTGCAAGTTTGAGGCGCGGGTCATCACCGATCCAATCCAGGAGGACCACCATCAACAGGCGGTTTTTCTGGCTGGGCAGCTCACTGTGTTGTTGCGCCTGCAAAGCTGGGGTGTAGAGGTGGAACCCGCCGAGTTTGTTCGGGCCATGCAGGACTGGACCAAGCCCGAACTGGATGGCTACACCGTCTGGGTCGTGGAGTGGACCCAACAAATCTACCTGGGCGAAGCGCAGTGGCCGTGGCCGGATCAGCCGCCGGGCACTCTGGTGCTGAATGTTGAACCGGGTGACGGAGCATTCCGGCCGGAGGATCTGTCATGAGTGCAGGGTACGTCAGCGCGCAGCATGACCGCATGCTCGCTGGCCTGGTCAAGGACTGCTACGTAGTGGCGGTGGATCTCGCCGCCTCACCGCCGGTGTGTCGCGTTTCCGACGGTGAATGGGTCAGCGGTTGGGTACGTTGGCACAGCGTCGCGGCCGGCAAGGCCCGGCATTGGCGGGCGCCGAGTCTGAACGAGCAGGGCACGCTGATCAGTACCAGCGGTGATGTGTCGCAAGGCACGTTCATTCCCGGGCTGTATGGCAACGGTGGTCCGCCACCGGACAATCGTGACCACGTTGAAGTCTGGCGTTTCGACGATGGCGGTTCGCTGGTCTACGACTGGCAGGCCAAGCGTTACAGCATCAGCCTGCCCAGCGGCACGGTCACGATCAAAGTGGGTGCCACCCAGGCCGAGGTGATGGACAACGCCGTGACGGTGAAGTCCAGCGCGATCAACCTGGAGGCCAGCGTGAACATCAAGGGGCCGGTGAACATCGACGGTCCATTGCACGCGACGCAGAACATCACCAGCGACGAGTCGATTATCGACACCGCTGGCAACAGCAACCATCACTCGCACTAGCGACAACGTTTAACCCGGCCCGCCACGTGCGGGCTTTTTCTTACCCGGAGCAATCATGGCCAAACCTCAAGACGATTCGGCGGTGCAGGATCTAGCTACCGCCACCAGCTCAACGCTGACCACCTCGACCACATCCTTTCGCGACACCCTCTACACCTCCCGCACGCTGATCCTGCCGGATGACCGCACGTTGGCCGTAGCGAAGGGTGTGGTCACGGTCAGTACCTCGGATGACGTAGCGCTGAAGTACCTCAAGGTCCACGCCGAGTTCGAGCTGAAGAAGGAATAACCCCGATGATCGGAATGGATCGCCACACCGGGCAGCCCATCTCCGGTATCGAGCATTTACGTCAGTCCGTTCAAGACATTCTCAGTACGCCACTGCTGAGCCGCCGCGAGCGTCCGGAGTACGGCAGCAAACTGCGGCGCATGGTCGACCTGCCCATCAACGAAGGCTGGAAGAGCGCCGCGCAAGCCGAGGCCGCCCGGGCGCTGGGCCAGTGGGAGCCGCGACTAAAGCTTGAGCGGATAGGTGTCCTGTCTGTACTGGGCGGGCAAATCAATATGCAGATCAGCGGCGAATACCTCGGTGTGCGCGGCACGTTGGAGGTGTGGGTATGAGTACCCTGGTGGATCTGTCGGAGTTGCCGGCACCGGAGGTGCTGGAGCCGCTGGACTTTGAAGTCGCGTATGACGAAGCGCTGGGCGTTTTCCGTGGGCACATGGGCGACAACTGGACGGCTTCACTGGAAAGCGACCCGGTCACCAAGCTGCTGGAGGTCGGCAGCTATATCAAGCTCGGCAATCGGGCGCGGGTCAATGATGCGGCCAAAGCGCAATTGCTGGCCCATGCCACTGGCGGCGATCTGGATCACCTGGCGGCCAACGTTAATCTGAAACGTCTGGTGATTCAGCCGGCCGATCCGCTGGCGGTGCCACCCGTCGCGGCGATCCTGGAATCTCACGACGCCCTGCGTGAGCGGGTGCAGTTGGCGTACGAAGGTTTGACCACCGCCGGTCCGCGTAACAGCTACATCCTGCATGCCCGTAATGCGTCGGCGTTGGTTTCCGATGCCACTGCCGAAAGTCCTTCGCCGGCCTGCGTTGATCTCACCGTCTTGGGGCTTGAGGGTGACGGTACGGTCGGTCCCGATTTGTTGGCATTGGTAGCCGACGCGGTGAATGACGAGGACGTGCGTCCGGTCGGTGATCGCGTGACGGTACGCGGCGCCGAGATACTGCACTACAGCATCGATGCGGTGCTGCACATGAAAGGTACCGGCCCGGAAAACGATGCCGCGCTCGTTGAAGCGATCAAGCGTCTGGAAGCCTGGATCAACCCGCGTCGCCGGTTAGGGCTTGAGGTGGCGCGCTCCGGGGTCGATGCGCAACTGCATGTCGCGGGCGTGGCTCGGGTCGAACTCAAGAATTGGCAGGATCTGGCCCCGACCAAGGCGCAAGCCGCTTACTGCACGGGATACAGCGTCGTGCTGGGAGGGTGACATGCGCAGTCTTTTACCACTCAACAGCACGCCGCTGGAGCGCGCTATTGAGGCGACATTCGTTGAGCAAACGCTGATCCCGCTGCGCACGTTGTACAACCCCGATACCTGTCCCGTGCATCTGCTGCCACACCTGGCCTGGGCGTGGTCGGTCGACCGTTGGGATCCGGACTGGTCGGAGCCGGTCAAGCGCGCGGCGATTAAAGCCTCGTTCTACATCCACAAACACAAGGGCACCATCGGCGCACTGCGGCGGGTGGTCGAACCCTTGGGTTATCTCATCGAGGTGCTGGAGTGGTGGCAGACCGTGCCTTTGGGGATCCCGGGTACTTTCGCGCTGAAGGTCGGTGTGCTCGACACCGGGATCACCGAGGAAATGTATCAGGAGCTGGAGCGCCTGATCGACGATGCCAAACCCGTCACCCGGCACCTGACCGGGTTGGCGATCAGCCTGGAAACCCAAGGCGCTTTGAACATTGCGGTGTCCCTCTCCGAAGGCGACGTAATCGACGTTTACCCGCCGGTGATGCGTGACATCGAGGTCACGGGCCGCTTCGGTGTGGTCGGCCGCGAACACTCCATAGACACCCTGGACGTTTATTATGATTGATGCGAATTCGCAGTTTTTAGCGATCCTCACAAACGTGGGCATGGCCAAACAGGCGAACGCCGACGCGCTCGGCATTCCCTGGAAGATCACCGAAATGGGCGTCGGGGATGCCAACGGCACCGACCCGATCCCCAGCGCAACACAAACCAAACTGATCAGCGAGTGGCGCCGCCGGCCGTTGAATCAGCTCAAGACTGACCCGGCTAACCCGACGGTACTGATCGCCGAGCAGATTATTCCGGCCGATGAAGGCGGTAAGTGGATTCGCGAAATTGGGCTGTACGACATCGACGGCGATCTGGTCGCGGTGGCCAACTGCGCGCCGAGTTTCAAGCCGCTCCTGTCGCAAGGTTCGGGCCGCACCCAGATTGTGCGGATGAACTTCATTGTCACCAGTACCGGCAACATCACGCTTAAGATCGATCCGGGCGTGGTGGTGGCGACGCGTGACTATGTCGATCAAAAGGTATTGGAGGAGCTGGGCAAGCAGAACTTTAAACACTCGGTACTGGTGGCGACCTCCGGCAATGTGGTGTTGAGCGGCCTTCAGACCATTGACGGCGTGGCCTTGGTCGCAGGCGCGCGGGTGTTGGTGAAGAATCAGGCCGCAGCCAAGGACAACGGCCTGTACAGCGTGTCTGCGGCGGGTGTATGGACGCGTAGCGCGGATGCCGATAGCAGTCTGGAAGTCACGCCCGGGTTGTTTGTGCATGTCGAGCGCGGCACAACCAACGGCGACAGCATTTGGCAGTTGGTGACGGATGCGCCGATTGTCCTGGGCGTGACGGATCTGCTGTTTGAAATGGCGGCCGGGCGCACCGGTGTCAATGCCGGAACGTACCGCAGTGTGACCGTGGACAAATACGGTCGGGTGGTGGGCGGGACCAACCCGACCACGCTGGCCGGTTATGGGATCACCGACGTCTTCACCAAAACCGAAACAATCGACTTGATTAACGGCGCGGGCCAAATCCCTTTAGTGGAGGTCAACACCTCCAAGTCCTTGGTGGCGGCCGAGTTGGGTCTTGTCCAGATTGATGCCAGCGCGGCGGCGTTGACGGTTGAACTGCCCGATGCCAACTCGGCGCTGGGTGTTCGTGGTGTGGTGGTGCGACGGGTCGATAACACCAGTAACCGGCTGGTGATCAAGGCGGCCGGTACCAACAAAATCAAGTTCCATACTCATCTGAATGCGGCCGGCTATTCGTTCCTGGTCCTGATGGGGGCCGGGGATTATTGGCATTTGCGCAGTGATGGCAAGGGCAACTGGATACCGATTGCGCGCTTAGACGGTACGGCACTCGGGCGGCCGGTGCTTGAAACGACCACCGTATTGAATCCAGGGGGGCACGTCCCGTTGGGCAATGCCCTCTTTGTTCGTGCCGATTGGCCCTGGTTGTGGGACCACGCTCAGCAGTCGGGAATGCTGACTACGGAAGCCGCTCGCGCGGGTATGGAGGGCGGCTGGACCTCGGGCGATGGCGCGACCACGTTCCGGAGTCCAGATCCGCGCGGTAAATTCTTCCGCCCCCTTGACGAGTCCGCCGGAGTCGACCCTGGCCGCGTAGGCGGTAGCTCTCAACTCGATGAGTTAAAGAGTCACGGCCACTATGTGGGTTCCGTAACCTACGGCACCCAGATGATGGGCGGCGGGAGCGTCACCTATGCCGCCTGGAGTGGTGGCAACACGGGCGCGACAGGCGGATCTGAGACACGCCCGAAAAACATCGCCTATCCGGGCCGAATTAAAGTGATCTGAGGTTCTAATGAATATCTATTTGTTCGATCCGCTCGGCATTCTTTCCGGGCCGTTTGAGTTGTCAGAGTTTCCGGAGGTCCCGGGGTTTGGCCAATATCTGCCGGGCAATACCGTCCAGCTGGAAAATCCTCTGAGCCAGCCCGAGGCTGGCCACGTATGGGTGCTGGTCGATGGGGAGCCGCAACTATTGGCCGACTATCGCGGCATGGTTTACCACACGGATACCGGCGCCGAGGAAGAGCATTTCGAGCTTGGCGATCTGCCTGAAGGACTGACCGCCAAGCCCCGGCCAGGTCAGTTCTATGTGTGGGCTGGTGGCGATTGGGCTCTGGATGCGGCGGCGCAGATTGCGGCGGCGCAAGCGGGTGAGCGAGCGTGGCGCAATGCACAGGTCGCCGCGACTGACTATCTGGTAATGCCGGATTATCCGATCACCGCTGAACAGCGATCCGACCTGTATGCCTACCGCCAGGCGTTACGCGATTGGCCGGATGTGACGCTTTTTCCTGATCAGTCAGGCCGCCCCCAGCCCCCGGCCTGGATGGCCAGCTTGGCCCAATAACGCCTCGCACTGACGGGGCGTTTTCTTTTCCGTTACACGCAATTCGAACATCCCTGACAGCCTCGCCTATGCGGGGCTTTTTCATTCCTGGAGATTGAGCCTTATGAGTTTCTTTCACGGTGTCACGACCACCTCGGTCGATACCGGCGCGCGCACCATCTCGTTGCCGTCGTCCTCGATCATCGGTCTGTGCGACACCTTCACCCCGGGCATGCTCGGTGGCGGCACGGCCAAGGCCGGCGAGCTGAAGCTGATCACCACCGAGCGCGAAGCCATTGCGGCATTCGGCGCCAGTGCGGCGATTACCAAGGCCTGCCAGGCGATCTACGCCAAGGCAAAGGCGGTCATCGTCGCCATCGGCGTGCCGAAGATGGATGACCCCGCGTTGCAGACTTCGGCCATTATCGGGGGCGTGCTGGCCTCGGGTCAGCGCACCGGCCTGCAGGCGTTGCTTGATGGCAAAAGTCTGTTCAACGCCCAGCCGCGGCTGCTGATCGCGCCGGGGCATTCGGCGACACAGGCGGTAGCCACCGCCATCGACAGCCTGGCGCAGAAGCTGCGGGCCATCGGCATCATCGACGGGCCGTGCACCACCGACGAGGCCGCCATGGCCTACGCCGACAACTTCGGCAGCCGCAACCTGTTCATGGTCGACCCGGGCGTGCAGTTCTGGGACACCGGCACCAGTGCGACGGTGAATGCCCCGGGCTCGGCGTGGACGGCCGGCCTGTTCGCTTGGACGGATGCGACCTACGGCTTCTGGGCCTCGCCGTCGAACAAGGAGTTCACCGGCATCACTGGCACCACCCGCGCCGTCGAGTACCTCGATGGTGACGAAACCTGCCGGGCCAACCTGCTCAACAACGCGAAGATCACCACGATCATTCGCGACGACGGTTACCGCCTGTGGGGCAATCGGACGCTGTCCAGCGATCCGAAGTGGGCGTTCGTCACCCGGGTGCGCACGCTGTTCATCCTCATGGATGCGGTGCAGGCCGGGCACAAATGGGCGGTCGACCGCTCGATCACCAAGACCTACGTCAAGGACGTCACCGACGGTCTGGAGGCGTTCATGCGTGACCTGAAGAACCAAGGTGCGGTGATCAACTTCGAGGTGTACGCGGATCATGAATTGAACACGGCCAGCCAGATCGAACAGGGCAAGGTGTATTGGCGCATCCGCTTCACCGACGTGCCGCCGGCCGAGAACCCGAATTTCCTTTTTGAAGTCACCAACGAATGGATGACCGAAGTGCTTGAAGCCGCCTAAGGAGGCCACCTGATGATTCCTGAAGTTCTGTCCAACTGCGCCGGGTTTATCGACGGCGTGAGTTTTGCCGGCGAAATGCCGAGCCTCACCCTGCCCAAGGTGGTGCTGAAAACCGAAACCTACCGGGGCGGCGGCATGGCCGGCGAGATCGAGATCCCGACCGGTGTGGAAAAACTCGAAGCCGGGTTCACCACCAACGGCGTGCGTCGCGAGGCCTTGAAATGGTTTGGCCTCTCCGACCGCACCGCGTGCAACGCGGTGTTCCGGGGCTCGTTCAAGGGCCTAAAGGGCAAGGTCACCCCGGTCATCGTCACCATGCGCGGTGGCCTCAAAGAGGTCGACATGGGGGACTGGAAACCCGGTGAAAAAGCCGAAAGCAAACACAACATGGCGCTGACCTATTACAAGCTCGAAGTCGATGGTCGGCTGATCTACGAGATCGACATGGTCGGCATGGTGCTGGTGGTCGACGGCGTCGATCAACTCGCGGAAGAACGTTCGGCCCTGGGCCTTTAAGGAAAAAACATGACTCAAGCAATGGCCAAAGACTCGCTGCCCAAGTGGCTGCACATTACCGAAGACGGCTTTCGCATCGCCCTCAAATACCCGACCGAGCTGAGCGGTGTGCTGGTCGATAGCATGTCGATGCGTGCTCCCTGCGTACGCGATATTCGTGCCGCGCAGGCCACCTGCAGCGGTGATGAGGAGAAACGTGAGATGTCGCTGTTTGCCTCGCTGACCCAAACCCCAGAGGCAGATTTGATGGCGCTCAAGCTGGTCGACTACATGCGTCTGCAGGGCGGCTATTTTCGTCTGGTCCAAGACGACGGCGTTTGATGCAACCACGTTGAAAACCCTGGCCAAACGGGTGGCCAAAGAGACCGGATTCTCGGCGGCCGAGATCGTGGCCATGCCATTCAACGAACTGGTGTGGTGGCTCACGGATTGAGCCACCGTTCATTTCTCCGACGCTTAGGGCACGCATATGGCGAACAAACTGGCGCTTGGCTTTGTCATCGGTGGCGCCGTCGATTCAACGGTGGGCAAAGCGTTCAAGGACGTCGAAAGTAAAATCAAACACCTGGACGCGGTGGGTACCAAAGCCCGGGTGTTGCAAAACACCATCGGCGACACGATTCGCCTGCGCGAGGAGTGGCGCAAGGCGCACATGGCCGGCGCCGAAGGCGCGGGCAAGCTGCTGAGCAAACTGGAAAAGAACCTCGAGCTGCTGAAGAAACAGGGCATCGAGGTCGGTCGGCTCAACAAGGCCTACACCGCGATGGGCCGGGTCGCCGCCGGGGCTGAACTGAAGGCGCTAGGGCACAGGCAACTGGAGGAGGGGCGTTCGGGCCTCAAGAGCAGCGTCGGTCAGGCCGGGGCCATGGTCGCCGCCGTGGCCATCCCGACCAAGGTCAGCGCGGACTTCAGCGCGATCATTCGCGACATCGCGATCAAGGCCAACATTGCCAATGATCCCAAAGAAACGCAGATGTCCAAGACGATTATCGACACGTCACGGGACACCGGCATGGCGCGCAACCAGGTGGCCGAGGTGGTCAACGCGTTGGTCGGTGCCGGCATGGAGCTGGACAAGGCCCTGCAATACGCGCCGACGGCGGCCAAGTTTGCGATTGGGCAAGGGTCGGACGGCGGCGAAACCGCGCGCATGATCAACGCCCTGGGGCAGAACGCCAAGATCACTGACCCGGCCATGATGCAAAAAGCCCTGGAGGCAATCGCTTATCAGGGGCAGGCGGGCAGCTTTGAAGCGGCCGACATGGCTAAGTGGTTCCCTGAGCTGCTCGCCGGCATGGGCAAGCTGGGCATCACCGGCATGGACTCGGTGACGCAACTGGGCGCCATGCTGCAGGTGCAAATGAAAACGGCCGGCGGTTCCGATGAGGCGGCCAATAACCTGAAAAACTGGATGGAAAAGATCGGCTCGGGAGAGACGGTCGCGGCCTACAAAAAGGCCGGGATTGATTACCAGGCGTCGATGACCACCGGCCTGCAAAGCGGTATGTCGACGCTGGAATCGAGTTTTGCCCTAGCGCAGAAGTACATTGCGGCCACCGACCCGAAGAAGGCGGCGGCCATGGCGCAAGCCACGGCGAAGATCAGCAAGGAGACGGACCCGGAAAAGGCGAAAGCCATGATCGCGTCTCTGGAGCAAGCCTTGCGCACCGGTGACCTGTTTTCGGACATGCAAGTCAAGGCGGCTCTCACTGCGTACACGCAGAACAAGGACCTATACAGCAAACTGAAAAATGACTCGGCGCAGGCGGTCGGTATTCTCGACAAAAACCTGGCGGAACGCCGGCAGACGTCCTCACAAAAATGGGCCGAGATGGCCCAGAGCATGGACGACGGCATGCGCAGCATCGGAGATGCGTTGCGGCCGGTGACCGATGCAGTGGCTGAGGGCATTGCCAGCGTGGCCCGTCGCCTGACCGAATTCTCCGATGCAACCCCGCGTCTGGTGACCGGCATCGGTGCCGCTGTGGCCGGGTTGGTCGCCCTGAGTACTGTGGTCAGCGCGTTCAAAATGGGCAAGGGCCTGATGAACATTGGGCGCGGCACTTTGTTGGGCAACCCGAATATTCTGCAGAAGGTGATTGTCACCAACATGTCCGCCCTGGGTGGCGGACTGGAGGCCGGCGACCTCGATGCTGGTGGCGGCAAGGATAAGAAGGGCGGTAAGGGCGGCAGTGTGGGGCGCGGTGGCAGTATCGCGGCGGGCATGAAAGGGCCGGCCGCATTAGCGGTGATCGACGCCGGCTTCAAGGCCGTCGACACCTACAACAACGCTGTGACGCAGGACGAAAAAGCTCAGGGTTACGGCGAGGCCGCCGGGGGATTGGCCGGCACGCTGGCCGGCGCGGCGGCGGGTGCGGCCATCGGTACGGCCGTGCCGCTGATCGGCAATATCGTCGGCGGACTGATCGGCGGTTATCTCGGTTACATGGGCGGTGATGCCCTCGGCGGTTATGCCGGCAAGTCGATGTTTGGCTCCGATAAAGCGCTGAAGAGCCTGCCGGCCGCCGGGCCGCTGATGATGACCAATGCCGGGCAGAACATCCCGCCGGTGATGGGCGATATCGCTCGTTCGTTTGCGCCGACTAAATCCGCCGCTACACCGGGCCTATTGCCGGAGCGGGAAGCTGACGGCCCCGCGTTGGGCGATGTCACACGCTCCCTGAGCAAACCTACGGTGCCGAGTGTGCCGGCGTTGTTGGCCCCGGTTCCTGCAGCACCCAAGGCCGAGCCGCCGAAGATCGAGCAGCGGGTGGAGATTCAGGCCCCACTGCACATCACCGTGCAGGGCGATGTGAAGGATCCGGCGCAACTGGCGCGAGAGCTGCAGCCCTACATTGATCAGCAATTGCGCCAGTCCACCCAGCAGCTGCAGAACCGCACGCTGTATGACGAACCGCATGTGTAACGAGGAGGGCCAATGGCCTATATGGAGCAACTGCATTCGGGGCTGAAATACCTGGCGACTGCCGGCGAGAGCGGAAGGCGTAGCCTGGACGGCATGCTAGGACCGGTCAACGGTGCCATCAGTGAAATCAGCGGTGCGGCATCGGAGTTGGAAGGCGTGCCGTTTGTGGGGCCAGTGATCGGGCAGAAGTTGCAACGGGTGATGCGCGGGGTCAACGCGGCGCAGGCCAAAGTGGGTCAGGTGGTCGCCACCTACAACAAGGCCTCGCGCGCCGTGTCACAGATCGAAGAGCGCATGGGCCAGTTGAAAGAGCAGGCCGCCCGAGCGTCCACTGCAATCAACAAGATCGCGGGCAAGGTCAGTCCCGCGCTGGCCAACATCGTGCCCACCGGTTCGCTGGCCGGCGACAGCACACCACTGCCGGAGGCGGTCATGCCGTTTCCGCACCTGTTGATTGTCCAGCCGCTGGACCCCAAGGCGCCGCCTTATTACTTCAATCTGGACACCGCCGCCTTTGATGAGCTGCGACGTTCGACTGAGTTTCGCTGGGCCTCGCAGGAACGCCTGGGCCGACGTCCAGCACAGCAGGCGGTCGGCATGGGCGAAGAAAAGATCACCCTCAAAGGGGTGATTTTTCCCGGCTTCAAGGGCGGGATCAAGCAACTGGATACGCTACGCAGTCTCGGTGCCCAGTTGAAGCCCCTGACCCTGACCACCGGTTATGGCGACGTGCTGGGCACCTGGTGCCTGAAGAGCGTCGAAGAAGAACAGAGCGCGCTGCTGCAGGGCGGGATCCCGCGCAAGCAAGCGTTCACCTTGGAGTTTGCGCGTTATGGCGACGACCTGCAGAACGTCTGACGGGGACCTGCTCGACACCTTGTGTTACCACGTTTACGGCCACCTTGCGGGCACCGTCGAAGCGGTGCTGGATGCCAATCCGGGGCTGGCCGATGAGCCACAACCGTATCGGGCCGGCATCGTGATCGAGCTGCCGGATTTGCCGGCACCGAGCAATGACGGGGTGATGTTGTGGGGCTGATGTTCACGCCCATGCGTCGCCCTGATGACATTTCTTTGGTCCTTCACGGAGTGCCGGGAAAGTCGTTCTTGATCTTCAAGAACACACCGGGCCGTTAGCTTTGTACCGACCATAGGGCCTGACATTTCCAAGGCCTGTGCGCCGCCATTAAAGTAGTTGCAAGCGCTTACAAATTGTGTTTTAAGGGATGACCGCGAGCTGAAGGGTTCGTGGTGTGCTCCTGGAAGGTGCGCTGATCGAGTGAGGCTGTCTCCAGGTCTTTTCGAAAAAATAAAAGGATTTAGACATGACGTCTTTTCAAGATATAAAACCTGAGCAAGTCGATGCGCTCAAAAAGCAATCGCAAGCTGCCTTTGACGCACAAATCAAGCGCCAGCAAGAGGTTGCCAGCGCGAAGCCGGCGCTAAAAGAGGTCCTCGATCAGAAGGTGCACCCGCAATCGTTGTGTGGATGCGGATGCCAGCAGAACATTTGCGGCTACTTCTCGTTCGAAGGTTGCGGTTGCGGTTGCTATCCTCAGACCGAAACCATCCAGATTAGTGCGTCACCCGCCGATATCGGACCAAATGCTCCTCAGCAAGGAACCCGAGTGCGGTTCGTCGGCCAGGCGACAGGTGTGGGTACCAATATCAACATTTCCAGTCTCTACCTACAGGGCACCGTGCCTGATGCTGAGAACCTCATCGGCGTCCCGTTGTCGCTGCAATTGTCGATTAGTCCAGGTTCGCTCACTCTGTACCTTTTTGAAGGGCAGCGCCTGCTGGCCGCACTGGTCCATCCCGCGCAGTATGCCGGGAACATTAGTGGGCAGTTCTCCGGCAGTGGAACCGGCTTTTTCCAGCCAGCGTGATGTAGTCGGCCAGAAGTAAACAGCCCGACGCCGGGCAAGAAAGCCCTAGCCTCAAATGCTAGGGCTTTTTTTGGGGCTCTTTCCCGGTAATCCGTGAAGCACTTTTTTGCCCGCCGTGTGCGGGCTTTCTTTTGGACAGAATAAATGACCCCAGCCTTTCGCGTTGTCGCCGACGGCGCCGACATCACCGCACGGATCAACGACCGGCTGCTGCAGCTGAAAACCACCGACAAGCCCGGTATGGAGTCCGACGAGTTCGAGCTGCGTATCGATGATCGCGACGGTGCTGTAGCACTGCCGCCACGCGGAGCCGGCATCGAGATCTTCCTGGGCTACGCCGAAACGAAGTTAGCTCGCATCGGCCGCTACGTCGTCGATGACATCGATTTCTCAGGACCGCCGGACACCCTGGTGATTTCCGGCAAAGCCAGCGACATGCGTGGTAGTGGAAAGACCACACGGAGCGGCAGTTGGGAAGACGTACCGTTGTCACGCATCGTCGCCGATGTCGCTGCACGTAATGGCTGGCAATCGGTGTGTCGGGTGCAGACCAAGGTGCCCCGGGCTGATCAACTCAACGAGTCGGACTTCAATTTCATTACCCGCCTGGCCAAGCAGTACGACTGCACGGCCAAGGTGGCCGACGGCAAATTGCTGGTAATGCCTCGGCAGGGTGGGGAGAGTGCCTCGGGCAAGGCGTTTGGCGTGGTCGTGATTCGTCGTCGTGACGTCAGCCGCTTTCAGTTTCGGCTCGGTGATCGCAATGCCCACAAGGCGGTGTCGACCAAGCACCAAGACAAGAAGAACGGAAAACTCGTCGTGGTCACCCTGGACAACGACGACTCGCCGGATGGCCTGCCGCCCGTGCACACCGACCGACACATCTACCCGAACAAATCCGCTGCAGAGGCGGCCGCCAAAGCACGACTGACAGCCTTCAACCGGTCAACGGCCGGGGTTCGACTGGAAATGGTCGGGCGCACCGATCTGTTTGCCGAGCGAACGATTGATGCCCAGGATTTCAAAGTCGGTTTCGACGGTGAGTACCTCGTGGACTCAGTGGAGCAGGTGTACACCCAGTCTGGCTGGAGCACGACGGTCGAATGCAACGGCGGCAAGAAGGGCAAGGCGAAAGCCAAAGGCAAAAAGAAAAAAGCGGCGAAGGATCTGAAGGTCGTTCAGCTCCAGCAGTAGCGCCGTAATCTCAACCAGGTGGAGACCCCGATGTCACTCACAGAGCAACAGCTACAACGCATCATGCCCAACGCCCGCCGCCAAGCGGGCGTTTTTGTATCCGCCCTAAATGCCTCCATGATGAACCGGCAGATCAATACGCCGAAACGGCAGGCAGCTTTCCTCGCCCAGGTCGGTCACGAGTCGGGTCAACTGCAGTACGTCCGCGAGCTGGGCGGCGATCAGTACCTGAGCAAGTACGACACCGGCAACCTGGCCGCAAATCTGGGCAACACGCCGGAAGCGGATGGGGATGGCCAGCGCTATCGCGGTCGCGGCCTGATCCAGGTCACCGGCCGCAGCAACTACCTGCGTTGCAGCCTGGCCTTGTTTGGCGACGAGCGCTTGCTGCGGACCCCTGAGCTGCTCGAGCTGCCACAGTGGGCCGCCGAGTCGGCCGCGTGGTTCTGGTGGGTACGTGAGCTGAACGCGCTGGCGGATCGAGATGAATTCAATGCGATCACCCGCCAAATCAACGGCGGACTCAACGGCCTGAAGGATCGGCTGGAGTTGTGGGTTCGGGCGAGGGCGGTGCTATGCGTCTCATCGACCTGATCCCGGCACCGTATCGGCTGCTGGCCCAAGGTGTGCTGCTGGCCGCTTTGACCGGCGGGTCTGCCGCGTTAGCGTGGCAGGTCCAGGACTGGCGCTACGGACGCCAGCTTGAGCAGCAAGCCCGCCTGCAGGCTGAAACCTTCAACCAACTGACAATGGCCGCTGCAGCGCAGCAACAAGCCGAGCAGGACAAACGTCTCGCCCTGGAACAGCGGCTTTCCGCCAGTGAACAAACCCATTACCGAGCCCTGAGCGATGCCCAACGTGATCAAGGTCGCCTACGCGACCGCCTTGCCACTGCTGATGTGCGCCTGTCAGTCCTACTCGACGCCACCGCTAACACCGGCATCGACCCAGTGCCAGCCACCACCTCCACCGGCGGCATGGTTCATGGCGCCACAAGAGCCCAACTTGACCCAGCGCATGTTCAACGAATTATCGGCATCACCGATGCCGGCGACCAAGGATTGATTGCCTTGGCGGCCTGTCAGGCCTACGCCAAAGAAGTCTCAACACCGAAGTGAAAAAGAGCGACCGGAGTGGATGCGTCAACATTCAAACCGGTCGCCGTCCCTGCAGATGGTCCCTGCAAGTCCAGCCAAGGCTCTTACTCCGTGCACGAAGCGCGGCGAGCCTAGCACCTGTTTATCCATACAGTAAAGGTCTTGCTCTCAATGTCTACACCCATCATCCCTTGGATGGGCGGCAAACGCCGCCTGGCCGACCGCCTCATTCCGCTCTTCCCACCTCATGAATGCTACGTCGAAGTCTTTGCCGGCGGTGCTGCGCTGTACTTCATGCGGCCCCAGGCCGCGCCGGTTGAAGTCCTCAACGACATCAACGGCGACCTGGTGACGCTGTACCGCGTCGTGCAGAATCACCTCGAGGAGTTCGTGCGCCAGTTCAAATGGGCGCTCAGTTCACGCCAGGTGTTCGAGTGGCAGAAGATGACCCGCCCCGAAACCCTCACCGACATCCAGCGCGCCGCTCGATTCTTCTACCTGCAGCATCATGCCTTCGCCGGCAAGGTCACCGGGCAGACCTTCGGCACCGCCACCACTGGCCCGGCAATCAACTTGTTGCGGATCGAGGAAAACCTATCGGCCGCCTGGCAGCGCCTGTCCGGTACGTATGTGGAACACCTGCCCTGGCTTGAATGCGCCGAGCGCTACGACCGTGCCCATACCTTCCACTACATGGACCCGCCTTACTGGCAAACCGCTGGGTATGGAGTGGACTTTCCGTTTGAGAACTACGAGCGGATGGCTGAATTCATGCTGCGATGCAAAGGCAAGGTGATGGTCAGCATCAACGACCACCCAGATATCCGGCGCGTCTTCGAGGGCTTTCACTTCGAGACGCTAGATATCCGTTACAGCAACACCAATCAGCGGCAGGGGAAGGCCGAGGTTAGTGGAGAGTTGGTGATCATGAATTGGGAGCCTGCATCGTTGGATGGGCTGTTTTAGTTATCAAAGCTGTTCACCAGCGTATGGAGTGAGCCGGAAGGTCAGACAAATGAGGCGCTAAGTTGATCAAGTGGTTTGCGGATTGTGGATGGAGCCCACCGGGCGGTCGACCTTGAACCACTCGAAAGCCTCAGTCGGTTCCCACTGCAACAGCATTATTTGCTCGGCGCGCTCTTTCGGTGTCGCCGGATTCATCCATTCCCGAGCCAGTTCGGGATTGAGCGTCACCGGCTGCCAATCGTCAATATCCACCATGCCGCCCTTGCTGTCGGCTTTGATGAATACAAAGCCGTCATGCTCGTCCGGTTCATGCTCGGCGTTGGGGTACTGGCCTATCGCGGCGCAGAAGATTGGTGCGCGATCCTTCCGGCGGATCAAATAGGGCTGTTTTTTCGGGCCACCCTCGTCAACCCATTCAAACCAGTTATCGATTGCAATGATCGCCCGATGCGGCTAGATCGCTCTGAAGAATGGATTGCTGGCGACTCTCTCTACTCGGGCATTGATCGGCGCGGCACGATCCATTGCCCAGGGCGGCTGCCATCCCCAGCGTACCATGTCGGCCCGCAGAAACTGGCCTTCCTGGTGAAAGAGGGCGAGTTGAGCGGACGGTGCGGCGTTGTGGAGCTCGAAAGGCTGGTCGCCTGCATAGTTGATCAACGCATTGGGAATGCTGAGCGCCGCGACAAAGTCATGAATGCCTCGGTACTGAGAAAGACGTCCGCACATGGTTGGAGCCCTCCGCTTGTGCTTTCAGCGTAGACCAGAACCTGGCGGTTTGATGACGAAGCCTTGTCCGGAGCAGGTGGGGCAATCGTCTCTTCGGTCAAAGCATCCCTGCGCCTCTTTGGCTCACTGTCTGATATCACCAATGGCATGCCAGCCTGGCGTGCTCATGCTTCGGCCCACCCCGAATAAGGGGCCCGTCCTCCCTATATGAACTCCCATGTGACGTCGGTTATACCTAACGCTGTCACCTGCGGACGCAGCTGCGCTGCCCCGATGGCAGTCAAGTCAACGTCAACATCCTTCCGATGTTCATAGTGCTTAAGAATATTGAACAGCGCAGCGTACTCATCTGCTCTCGCATGCAATGGCGCAGCGATAAACAACTCCATCGGAAAACCAAACTCGTTGTAGCTGATTTTTAGCATCTCATTCTCACTCATCACAGTGGCCCTCTGGCTCGCTGTCTGATCTCGAAAACCATAGCAGCCCTGTACAAATTCTTCTGATGGCTAAAAAAACACGACGAAAAGCATTTATCCCCCTCCGACGGTCTTTGCTTCCGTTTGTTGTGCAAAGGATCGTGGTGGTGCAAGTTAGTGGGCGGGCCGAGGCCTGCTGGGGGCTTTATGGGGTAAGAGGCTATCTCACTGTGTGCAAGGCTTTGCAAAAAAAAGAAGAAGGGTTGCAGAACGCTCAAGGGGGCGGCGGGCTGCAGACGAATTCTGGAAGCTCCGGTTTGTAGGGCCGACGATATGGGAAATCGGCTGTTTGGCGACTTTTCAAATTCTGAGAGACTCTAACTAGACCCATATTTGGCTGGTAATTCAATTTCCACCGAAGCGGCAAAGGGCTGGGGTGGTAGTCCTTTCAGGCCACTGAGGTCATTTCACATCCTGTTACAGGAAGGTGCCTCACATGTACGGAGCCACGATCCACCAAACAACCGCAATCCATCCCATGCCCAGCGCCAATAACATGCCAATGTAGTATTTTTCAGTCATGGCGGCACCCGCAATGGAGAACCGGGTTAACAAGTATAGATCCACCGCTTATGAATGGGAGTCCCCGGTTGAAGCAGGGTGGCGACCGCGGCCACCAGCTCATCCAGAGACCAGGGCTTACGCAGATAGATCGCGAAAGGGGGCACCGTCAGGGATCCTTCGTCATAACCAGATGTCAGTATCGCGGCAATGGAAGGCCATTGGCTTTTCACCTTCTCGATGAATTCAGCCCCTTGCAATAGTCCAGGTAACCCTTGATCTGCAATCACGAGCGGGCATTCTCCCTGCGTCTCTGATAGGTGTGTGAATGCATCATCGGCGCTTTCGAAACCCAAGAGGGGAAGGCCGATGTCAGATAAAATTTCCATCATGAACGCGCGTATTGTGGGGTCGCCTTCCACAACGATGACTACGCCTGAGACAGGCAACAGTCGTTTCCAATGTCGATTCACTGGTCGGCTCCTCAGAGGCGGCAGTCTGATTGCAGCAAGAGATGGAATCTCAGTGTAGGCACCTTTTTGGCGCTACTGGGAACTTTGGGAGCGCATTAAAGGTGGCTGTTTACTCGCTGGCCTCGCGAAGTAAAGGAATGTGCCCTGCAGACCGCGTAAGACGTGGCATTGTGGCAATTGGGAGACCAGGGATTGGGAACGCGGCGGTAAAAACGGCTGCCACCAGGTTCTACGTATCAGATTGGATTGATGATCCTGGTTGCGGCGAGACATTCGCTGACTCACCCAAGTCGTGGAGTCCTAATTTGATTAGTGATTTGTCGGAAAAAGACTGCTCAAAAATTTTTGTCACTCCACTGAAGGAGTCGGTAGCAATTACACTTAATCGAAGGCTTGATGTTCTAGTCGCTAATAGTTCGTCCAGGTTGAGGTGGGTTGAAACTATTCCTGTGTATCCAGCTTTTTTATCGTGCTTATTATATTGATCCAGGCTCGAGATATCATAAATATGTATATCTATTTCGTTCAGGTTGTATGCACGATTATTCCCGTCCTCGCTCTCGTTGTTTTCAATTAAAACAACCTTGATCTTGATATTTTTTGCGACTCGTCGCGAAGAGCAATTTATAATCTTGAAGTCATAGCGTATTACGCCTTGAAGGATTGATTTTGCTATATATCTCGATATTTTTAATTCCGGATTAATTCGGCTTAGGTATAGGATTATCAGAATGAAGAAAATGCAGCCACCTACCATGCCAGGCAATAACGATATTCCGATGTGGAACGTGAAGTTAGACATAATCGGTTAGCCAATATCGCGTTTCGTCAGTCGGGCCAAACCTTGTTTGATATGGCCGGCATTCTCTCTCATCGTCTCCAGGGCTCCCCGGACATTTCCGCCTACTTCCCGTGCCCCTTGCTCCTCAACCAGCAGAGTCAATTCCATAATGGCCGCCTCCATTGCCTGCTGGTTTTCGTACAGCCTGTCCAGTAGATCCGACAGTGAATAATTGCTTGGCATGGTGTCGATCCCTTTCGAGAAAACCCAAGCATAGTACTGGCAGTGCCCATGTGGGGTAGTAATTGCAGCTTGCTTGGAAATTTCTACAAAGCGAAGAAGTCGCATCGGATTAGCCAAGAGTGGAGAGATCCAATAGCCGCGATAGGGGCGACGTTCTGGCTGCCAGCATTACATACGAGGATGTGATCGCGGGTTTTCATCCCGGCCTCTTCTGCTGGTCACCGGAAGGCGACGGTAACTGGCCGAGAAATCCCCCGGCCGACCTTTTCAATGTTCAAGTCAGGGTTTAACGCGCATGCACGTATGTGCCGGGAGCGGCCTCCATCGGTGGGTGATTCTGATTTCCCAGCCCCAGCAGGGTTTCGCGTTGCTTACCAGAACGCGCATGAATCCAGCCCAGCCAACCTGGCCACCAGCTGCCATCGTGCTTCTGCGTGTCGAAATACCAGGCACGCGGGTCGGATGGCAGTTTGTCATTCTCTAGGTAGCTAGCCTTGAGATTACCTGGCGGATTGAGGATGCTCTGGATATGCCCGCTGTTGGATAGCAGGAAGCGCCGTTCGCCACCGAGCAGCAGGGTCGAGCGATATACTGCGTCCCAAGGTGTGATGTGGTCGTTGGTACCGGCGATGCTGAAGCTGTCGACCGTGACTTTCTGCAGGTCAATCGGCATGCCGCAGACCTCCAAGCCGCCAGGCTGCGTGAGCGGATTGAGTTTGACGAAATCCAATAGATCGCTATGCAGGGCGGCCGGTAGGCGAGTGCTGTCGTTATTCCAGTAGAGAATGTCGAAAGCCGGGGGGGACTTGCCGAGTAGGTAGTTATTGATCCAATAGTTCCAGATCAGGTCATTCGGGCGCATCCACGCGAAGACCTTGGCCAAGTCGCGGCCATCCAGCACGCCTTGCTGATTGGAGCGGCGCTTGGCGGCTTCCAGGGTTTGCTCATTGATAAACAACATGGCTGAGTTGTCGATCTGACTGTCCAACAGGCTGACCAGATAGGTTGCGCTAGCGACTTTGTGCAGCTGTCGTTTGGCTTGCAGGTAGCCTTGCAGGGCGGCGATGCTCAGACCGCCAGCGCAGGCGCCCATCAAATGGGCCTGTTTGCTGCCGCTGATGGCGTGGGTCACATCGAGGGCTTCTTCGATGGCCTGTACGTAACGCGATAGGCCCCACTCGCGATGGCGAGCATCAGGGTTGCGCCAGCTGATGATGAACACTTGTAAGCCGTTCTTCAGTGCGTACTGAACGAAACTCTTCTCCACGCTAAGGTCGAAGATGTAGTACTTGTTGATCTGCGGCGGCACGATTAGCAATGGGCAGGCGTACTGTTTTTCGCTCATGGGCTGGTACTGGATCAGCTCCAGCAGTTCGTTGCGAAATACCACGGCGCCCGGGGTAATGGCGATATTCTGGCCGACCTCAAAAGCCTGTTTGCTAACCTGGCTGGGCATGCCGCCATTGTGCCGCAGGTCGTCGAGCAGATGCCCCATCCCCTTGAGTAGGCTGGCGCCGCCGGTGTTAAACAGCTCCTTGACCGCTAGCGGGTTGAGCGGGCTGTTGGATGGCGACAGCGCATCGCCGAGTTGAGCCAATATGAAGCGTGCGCGGGCTTGGTCGTCGGCCACCAGATTGCTTTCGTCGACCCAGGCGTTCAGTTGCTTCTGCCAGGCCAGATAGGTCTGCAGGCTGCGGCGGTAGAAGGGGTTGAAGCGCCAGGATGGGTCCTGGAAGCGCGCATCCTGCATGGGGGAGGGATGTGACGTATTGCCGAGCAGCACGCGGCCCAGTTGGCCACCAAGTGCTAGAGCATGGCGGGCGCTATGGATCGGCTGTTTGATGCCCTGCAGCGCCAGAGTTCGCAGCGTGGGGAATAGACTTCGGCCACGTAAACCGAATACTGCGCTTCGTTCTGTCTTAACAATGGACGCGGATTCGGGCAAGGCGCTCGCCGCTGTTTTTTTTCGCATGGGCCAAACTCCATCTACGTATTGTCATAGAGCCAAATAGAAAGGACTTGTACCAAAGCGCGCCAAACGGCTGCGCGAAGAATCAACCCAGAGCTATGCCCTAGCGGCGCAAGTGGCTATGCGCCGCACTGTGACTAAAGATACGGTCACTGACTGCGTAGCGGTGCCGGCTGCGCAACGGTGGCGGGCTCTCCAGTTTGACAAGGCTGGAAACCGGCTGCAGAAAACCCAGCAAAGCCTGCTGGGTATCATGCCAGGCCGTCGGGTGCTCCATATCGAGGAAGTGCCCGGCGTTCTTGATGGTCTGGAACTGAGCGTGACCGGAATGAGCGGCGAAAAGACGGGCGTCCGCCACCGAGGTGTATTCATCCCATTCGCCGTTGATAAACAGCATCGGAACTTCGATGGCATCGGCGCAGGAAACGTAGCAGTGAGTGTCCTGAGTCAGCACCTCATTGACGTGAAAATGCATCTGCCGGTATTCGTGTTCGTCCAGGCTGCTGACATGGCGCTCATTGAAACGCTTGAACAGCGACGGAAGATGTTTGCCGATCGTGCTGTTGATCAAACGCCCGACATTGCGCCGATCGCAGGCCTGAAGAAAATGCCGGCCGCTCTCCAGATAATCGCGCATCGGTGTGTTGATCCGTGCGGCGAATGAACTGATCACTGCCTTTTCAATTCGTTGCGGATGCTGCGCCAGCGCCAGCAAGGTCGCCGCCCCGCCCCAGGAAAAGGACATCACATGCTGCGCGCGAAAGTGCTCGATCAACTCCAACAGTATTTCAGCCTCGTCTTCCTTGCGGATCGGCTGGTCATGCTGGTTGTGTTGTTTCGATTGCCCGGCGTAGGGCTGATCGTAGAGGACCACATTGAAACGTGGCCGCAGGTAACGCACCGTTTGAGCAAAAGATGCGGTCGTTGCCAGCGAGCCGTTGACCAGAATAATGGTCTTTTCGGCAGCGGAATTGAGATAGTGCTCGGTATAAACCTTGTACTTCTTACCGATCTCGACGATGGCAGTCTTCAGCATCATGTCATTCTCTTCCCTGAATAAATTGGACTACGCGCAGGTGAGCGACTGCCCGTAGGCCATATCGCAGAAAGCAGACCAATTAGTCACTGACTGACCAGAGGTTCAGAGTTAAGCAGGTGATCTTCCACATGCAAGCGCGCAAACAAACTAATCCGACGAGCTGTCAGCTATGCCCGTGAAGATGGACTGCCCGACGGCTCGGTGATCGAGTGGTGTGGGCTGAGCCCAGCAGATTTGGGAATGGGGGAAAAATGGTGAATGGGGCAAAAATGGGGCAAACCGTACGCCAAACCATGCCACTCAATGTCCATTATGCATTTGTGCAAGCAGACGAGAATGCGCGTTACGGCCAACAAACAAGGGCCTCTCCCGCCAAAACCGCCACATACCCAAGCGCAATCGGCGTATGGTCAGCTGGTGAAGCCGTCACCGGGTACTTTCGACCCAAAGCAGGCATTCGCCGGAGGGTTTACAGGCTCTGCGGTACTTACTATCGAAACTCGATTATTGGCAAACAGGTAAAGTCACACGGAAAATCGTGCCGTGCTCCAGCGTCGACTCGACCTCTATCTTTCCACCATGCCCCTCTACAATTTGAGCTGCTATGAATAATCCAAGCCCCAGACCGGAAGATGCTCCTTGTTCACCCTCGGAGTACTTGGAATAGCGTCCTTCCGGATCGAAGAGAGTGGGCAATGCACTGGGAGGAATTGGCTCTCCATGATTTTGCACACAAAAGTAGGCGGTGGTGCCATCCCCGTTCAATGTGACATTAATTGGACGCTGTAAGTTGCCGTGTCGCACGGCGTTGCCAATGAGATTCGAAAAAACCTGTGCCATGCGTGATGGGTCGTACTGGCCTGTTACCGGTTCCGTGTCGGTGAAAATGATATTTGCTTTGGGGTGGGCAACTGTCAGTTCATCCACTACAGATTTGCAAACAGAAGTGAGGTTAGCGTTTTCAGGTTGTACCGGGATGCCCGTGCCAAGGTTGCAGCGCGCCAGGTCGAGCAAGTCTTGCACCATCTGGTTAGCGCTTTGAACACTTGTAGAAATCTGCGCAATTATTTTTTTTCCACGGCTGCCCAGTTCTTCAGTCTGCCTCAACAGATCGGCGCCCAGCATTACTGCGCCCAATGGTGTGCGAAGGTCGTGGCCCAACACCCCCAAGACTTTTTTTCGGGTTGTATCCACTGCTCGCCCATAAGCAGCAATAGACTCGGCAAGCGCTTGATCTATCGCCTCGTTGAATCGGATCATGTCCTCAATCTGATGGTCTCGCTTTGGATATCCTTGGGCCAGCCACAGTCTGAGTACGCTCGACCTGAGGGCGCGATATTCGGAGACTGTCTGTTCAAGAGTGAAACCAGCAATCAGGCGCGTCAGTGCGTGACTTTCAGCCGCCGATTTTTTCTCGGTTAAAGGCCCGAGCCCCTGGGACTTGTCGATCTGTTGCTGCAGGGTTTGAGAGGTACGCATATCGAGCGCAACAGCCCTCAAAATATGCTCGGCATCGTTTCTCAGGCCTTGTGAATCCATCGCCGGCATCGAGATATCAATAGACCTGGCAAATTCTTCCCACGCTTGCAGAATAAGCTCAAGGTTTTTGAGGATGAAATCTGGAAGTCTCATGTTGACCCTAATTAGCCTCCGTTGTGCTATGAGGCTAGTAATCAGACGAATTTTGCCCGCTGCAATCAGCCTAGCGGAACGACGGGAACGGCGTTTCTGCGCGCAATGCCGCTCGTCAGTTTGAAACGGATCATCCGCGCCGCGCCAGACTGGGAAGCTTTCCCGGATATTAACAATGCAGCCAACGGTGAGTGCAGAGCGACAGGGGCTTGTGATGCAGAGAGTGATTGGTCGTTGAGCGGGTAGGCGAAGGACCGCTTTTGGCTGATTCTGTTGAAAAAGTCGGCCATGGTTTGCGCATCAGAAAAGTACGCGTCCGAGATTGAAATCTTTACTTTTGGCAGAGGCTTCCGGACTCGGATCTCACGTAGCGGAGTGCAAAAAAGGCGTTTTAGCCAGTCAATGATCAGGCAGTTTGGGCAGACCGACTTTTTCAACAGAATCGGCCGATTTCTGCCCGTCGCGACCCGTATTCGACCCGTAGTGGACATCGACGAAAGGCACTTGCTGGTACCAATTTTGCCTCATGCAAGGCCTCAGACTACCTATTATTATTTCAGGGGAAATCAATCCACTGTGACTCTGAGGACGTAAGTCATGATCTCGATGCGTGAGCTACGCCATATTATCGAATGCGGCTTTTTTCCGTTCTCCTGCACCTGCACGACAAATCCGGATGGATCGTTGATGATCAAAGTGTTTGATCAATCGTCCGGACAGGTTGAATTGTTGGTCACTGCCGTCACGACAGAGAAGCTGACGTCCAGCCGAGCGATAGCGGAACTCATAGGTGAGTTACGTAGTGAGATGGCCGTCAGATGCACGAATTTTGCCTAGGGACGCTTAGGCACAACTCCTGAGAGCCAAGATGACTATTGAAAAATTCGAAGAAGACTTGGCTCTGGCTCGTGCGGAACTGGCGGCTGCGACTGCAGAAGTTATGGCTTTCGTTAGAGCGGGGAGGGCCTTCGGGGAGAAGTGGGAGGCCGCCATTGAGCGAGAGCGCGAGGCACATAAGAGAATGCAGCGGGTACTCAATAGCCCGGTGGCCTCATTCGTGGGTGGGAAGCAGGAGCCATAATGGTTTGGCCATTCGCAGCCCAGTCAGATCGTCCCTGAGCGGTTGGTGGGGTGCTTCACTCCGGAGAACGTCTCTGGTTCGTTTGAAAGTGCTGGGAATTGCTCATTGATTAACGAGAGATGATCCAGCGCCTCACGAAACTTGGCATCTGCCCTCCCTCGAAGTTGCAAATATTGAAAGAACATCTCGCTATCAAGATCAGATCTATCCAGCAAGTCGATTGCTGATCGATTGAGGGCGTTCGCCTCTTCGAAAAGTTTTTCATTCTGCTCCATCGCCAAGCGGCGACAAGCAGTGAGATGGGCATTGGTGCGCTGAGAGTACATGGCCACCTCCTAATTCAATTATTCCCCTCGAACCGCCACCGCCGAGTCCAAGCGAGGTGACGCAACCGTAAGATTTTTGATCTCGCGATAGAGGTATGACCGCCCGTGTAGTAATGAATATCAAAGGGGATCGGTTCAAAAAATCGATTGTTTTAGAAGGAGTGGTGCCACAAAAAATTCATTTTTCTGAGGTATTGGCTGACGCTCTGACGCAGGACTGACAATGGGTTGCATCGACCGGTTGAATCCACAGTCGGCCGAGCCGCGGACCTCGACCCAATTGGAAGGCTCCATGATGGCTGCTTCTAGGGCGAGCTGGTTTTCATAGCAGGGAGGGGAGCAGGTCTGTATTTGGCATCGCGATTCCTCCGTGAAAAGGAAAGCGTAGTAGCTTGAAAACTTCATGGATCGGGTGGATTCATGGAGGTTGACTCCATGATAAGCAGGGATTAGCAACCAATGGCACTACAATTTTTTACTACTGCTCCGAAGGGGCTGCTAGCAGAGTTCAATGCGCGCATAGATCAGGATGAGCCTAAAGGGAAAATTACAACCTGGATCAGGGATAAAGACGGTGATTACACTCATGCTGCCAAGGAGTGGTCAGGAAAGGCCAGGTTTCGGCCAAGGGTGATTGACGAGGCTCTCGTATTTAACATCATTGGCACTAAGACAGCTGGAATGTCTATCACTGTCTATGGGTACTACCATGGACATCTAACGGAAACGTTCCTCAACCATTTCGATACGATGTTTAAGTCGGCTGCTTCAAGTGCCAAGAACACTGCCGAGGATGACCTAGGTGGAAGCGCAGCATGATGGTGGTCGGTAGTTTTTAAAGGTGCTTTGCACTGGTTGGTGGTGGGAACCTTAGGGCAAAATTAGGGCAGATTCTGGGCCGCAATAGACCGCAGTACGCCTGACACCAGGGACGAGGCCGCTGTATTTTCTGGCCTAGAGCGGTATGCACAGACACCTGAAGGGGTTCGAATCCCTATCTCTCCGCCATACATAGAAAAGCCCCGTAGATGAGAATCTACGGGGCTTTTTCGTTTGCGCAGCTTTTTCCATCGGGTCACTTTCGCATCCGTCTGAAGGGATCAACCACATAGGTAACAAAACAGTTCAGGCACATAGGTAACACCTGACTACTTACTTCTGATCACCTTGAGCGTTACATAGTCATCCTTGGCGTCTTTTTCATCAATGCGACCTAATA